GCCGCCGAGTTCGCTGAGATGGAAGACAAGTACGGCGATGAAGTTGCAGATGCGATTGCTTACTACCGCGTCCACATCGCTAAGCCGAAGTCCGGGCCGACTAATGCGGAAGTGCTCAAGGTCGCCAACTACTATGCCGGTGGGTGCCTGTGCGGACACTTCGAGAGTTGCAACGTGTGTAGCCGGGGTGAAGCGTCCCGTGAGTTTGAACGTGTTGCCAGACAGGCAGCGGTGGAACTCCTCCGGGTACGTGGAGTAGAGCTTGAAGAAGTGAGCACTGGACTATGGTCTGGTGTACAATACAGCATCAAGGATTGAGGTATCTATGAACCGTCGTAAGTTCCTTCTCACAGCCGGTGCCGCAGGGGTAACTCTCGCTGTCGCTCCTAAACTCCTTGCCTCCGATAGGGGCTACCACAGCTATGTCTTCCCCCTCGATGCTATGGAGCCTAAGGTGTTCTCTATTGCTATGCTTGCCAACGCCTTCGGAGAAATCCACAAGGACAACCTCCTCGTCGCCAACATGTGGCTGCACCCTGACGATGCCCCGGCATATAATAACGTGATGGCAGCGACTTATAGGGACTATGCTCCTGCCAGCGAGGAATCTTCGGAATTTTTGGGATTCCTGTGGGGTGCCCATGTATGGACTCTGCCCGGTTTGAAGGAACGTGGTACTGTGTGGGTTAGCAGCGACTACCACAAGAGTCGCGTGAAGCTTGTCGGTCATCGCACTGACCGCACTGGTACCGGACTCATCTACCCTGATTCCAGCCGTGCAACGGATGCGGCCAACGATACCCACGTCATGAGCACGGTGCGTGACAGCATCCTTACGCTGAGCACCACCTTGCAGTCGTCATGGCGGGTATCCGTAAGACCGGTCAGCAAGTCCTGCCGACCTGCACCACGGAGGCCGAGAAACAACGGGTGAAAGATGCCATCAAAATCATCCGGGAGCACTGCCAGAATAATATTTCCGAATAATTCAAAAATAAGTGTTCACTTTTCTGACTTTGTGTGTATTATGTATGTAGACGGTTGGACTGAGGGAGACCTTAGTTCAGCCACCATCTGGGAGGTAAAGTAAAATTTACCTTCCGGGCCATGCCCTACCTGAGGTCAAACTTGGATAGGGCTCCAAGCCGGAGTGATAGGGCAACCTGTCCTCCGGCACCAAAATACCATAGGAATACCGGATTCTGAAAATGCGTCTTTCCGCTCAAACACGAATTACAACTACCACAACGCAAACCAGCGTCTGCGGCTTCGTGTGCGGAGGGATTGAAGACTAACCAGTCAAAAATTCTTCGATGTATACGAGCCGCCCAACAGGGCGGCTTTGGTGTTTTGGAGAGGGTATGAAAGTCACAGCAAAGATGACGTTAGCAGAACGGTGCAACCGGGCAATTTTAGAGTTTCGCGGGAGAGGGTACGGTGTCAGCTATCACCGCTATGACCCCTCCGAGTATTCTCTTCTCTTGAACCTGCCCAAGAACACTGGAAAGAAATTCGCAGCACGCAACTGGCTCCGCCGTAGAGTCCGCTGTCTCAGAGTAATAGATGGGATACAAGCTCGTTACGGGAGATAAGCATGGCAGCATGGGAAGAGCATTGCAGGGATTGTGACCGCCTCTTGGGCAACAGATGCGAGGCAGTGAACGGGTGGATGGATGACCTGTTCAAGAAGTTCGGCGCTCCACCGGTTCGCTAGGCACCACTGGCGAGGGGTAGAGGAAGCGGGGCAGAAGTTCGGGCCTCTCGGTCGCACGACGGCGGCGATTCACATCCTCAAGGATTGTGGCTTCGTCCCGAAGGACAGAGATTGGAAAGAGCAGAAAGTTGACAGCCTCGGAATGTTGGTCGGGGCCGGGTTCAACGGGTACTGGGACCCATGGCAGTACGATGCAGCAGCAAAGAGTTTGTTAGAGAAGATGTAAAGTTTGTACCCGTCGCCTAGTGGCTATGGCACTCAGCCGATTACTGAGCATTACGGGGGTTCGAGTCCCTCCGGGTACACCAAATGGCGAGTAGCTCAAAGGAAGAGCGCATTCCTGATAAGAATGAGGTTGGGATTTCAAAATTCCCCTCGCCAACCAGCTTAGTGGGTTAGAGTAAAAGTAAGTATAAAAATTGAGCTATAGAGTTCTGATACATGAGAACTTGTACACTTTGTAGCTCAGACATACCACTCACGGTGGTTATCGACGGGGTTGAACGGAACCTCCAACGTCGAAAGTATTGCTTAGTCTGCTCCCCGTTCGGGGCACACAACACTCGGTCTTTACGCCGGGATGACGATGGAAGTCTTGTCGTTGTAAGTGTAAAGCGTGAAGGTGCTTCACTAATCTGTACCCGTTGTTTTAGGGTGTATGTGTTCGCCAAGAAGCAGGGTCACACCCTGACTTTATGCAACTCTTGTGTTGCTAATAGGCAACGGACTCGGGTAAAGAGACGTTGTGTTGAATACAAAGGGGGTAAGTGCCAATCGTGCGGATATTGTAAGTCAATGCGGGTTCTAAGTTTCCACCATAGAGACCCAGAACAAAAGGAGTTTAGCATCGCAGGGAAGATGACGTGGGCTTGGGCTCGGTTGATGAAGGAGTTGGATAAGTGCGACCTCCTCTGTGCCAACTGCCATCTTGAAACCCATGACGAAGAATTTACATTAGGCTAGGTTGGCTCAGTGGCGACGGCACCGCTTTCGTAAAGCGGTATACAAACACCGAGGGTTCGAGTCCCTCACCTAGCTCCAGTTTCGCAGTATTAGGTGAGTATGGAAAACTTGGATGAGGCCGCAGCAGCAATCGCTCAGCAGATGCTGGAGAACCTTCGCCACAACGTAGCAGAGGACAAGCGGCGACGTGCTCTGCTTCACGGAGTCACCTACTCCGAAGATGTTGATGAGTTTTTTGAAAAAGCGCACGAGACTGCACAGGAACTTGATAAGCAGATTAGTCGCTGTTGTAAGTAAAGAAAGGCCGGTTAAGCATATATGGATGTGTATTTGCTTGGTAAGCAAAAGGCAGAGGGTTCGAGTCCCTCAACCGGCTCCATTTTTAGCGGGACTTACCCTCCGCATAACGAACTCGACGCCAATGCCTACCGTTGCCTCGGTTCTTCCCCTTTTGACGTAGGTAGTTGTATATCGCAGTTTGGGCAGTTGCACCGCAAGTTATTACGATGGTTGTTCATGTAATTTCCATCAATATGGTCACTTGTTGGAGCAGAACTTTGGATTACTCGTGTCGGTATCACATTGAAGGCATTTCATAAACCACTCCCTGATTATGGAAGTGGTATTGGAGAAATTGAAAGGGATGTATGGAGCAGTACCCAAGTATCGAAGGAAGTTCCAAAGCCCCTCTAGGTAAGCAGTGCATCGCTTTCTACAAGTACGATGGCTCGAACCTTCGTTGGGAGTGGAACCCCAAGAAGGGTTGGTTCAAGTTTGGTACCCGACATGAGTTGTTCGACAAGAGCAACCCGGTCTTCGGTGAAGCGATTCCGGTCTTCATGGATACCATGGCAGATGAGTTGACTCGCCGGGTGAAGGACTACGACCGGAACTGCCAGAGGACCACGGTCTTCACAGAGTTCTTCGGGGACTCAAGTTTCGCGGGTGTGCATACGCCGGGGGAGCCTAAGCAGCTTCGCTTGTTCGATGTGTACCTGTTCAAGAAGGGGATGATGTCGCCCCGGCAGTTTCTCAAGCAGTACGGAGACCTGCCATACGCGGCTGAAGTGGTTTACGAGGGCAACCTCAACAAGCAGTTCGTTGATGATGTCCGCAGCGGAAAGTATCCAGTGTGGGAAGGCGTCGTCGCCAAGGGTGACGATTTCATGGTCAAGATAAAGACCGATGCCTTCTTCAAGAAGTTGAACGAAGTATACGGAACGAACTATAGGCTGTACTGGGAGTGAGCTATGTTGATTGCGTGTCCAGCACCCGGTTGTGCAGATTATCGGCGTCATCACGAAGACCCTGACACCCCACGTGGGCCTCAGATGGTTGAGATGCCGGACGACCTGAGTCATCCTGTGTTCTGCTCTATCACGTGTGCAGCGTACGCCGGGTTCTACAACATTCGCGATAACAAGATTCGTGAGCGGAGCAACTGGAAGTTTGAGTGGCCTCCGAAGGATTTGGTCACAGCATAAGTTATTGGGGAGTCGTACCAATGGTAGGTCAAGGGCCTTTGAAGCCCCCGAGCGTAAGCTCATTGCAGGTTCGAATCCTGCCTCCCCAACCAAGATTCGGGCACATTGGTTCACCGTGGCACCCTGCCAAGGGAAACGGTGATTCGGGTTCAACTCCCGAAGTGCCCACCAAGATAAAGTCCCATATATGGAGCACTAACGGCTTTAGTGCTTCATATATGAGTCCAATGAGCCCTATCGGACTCATACACGAGGCCAGCATGAAATTGAAGATGTACGTTTTGGTGAAGGGCTCCATCCCGGTAGGTAACGCCATCGTGGCCGCAGCACACGGGCCTCTGTCGCTCTACCTGAACTTCCCCACCGACCCGGATATGGTCAAGTGGCTGCAAACGTCCTTCGCCAAGGTTGTGTGCAAGGTAACCGACGAGGAGTTCGAGAAGGCGAAGGAAGTGCCGAAGCATCAAGTCATCACCGAGTCCACGTTGAACGGACAAGAAGTTGCAATCGTTTTCATACCGAGAGAAGAGTACCCCAAGAACTTTGGATTCTTCCCGAAGTATAAGTAAGAGGATACATGACCGATTTGAAGATTCAATGCATGGGCGTACCGGAGTCTGTGGGGTTTGTATCCACGGACATTGAGAACTACAAGGGGAGATGTGAAAACTCGGCTGAGTTCTGGTGCCCTCCCGGCACAGGGGGTTGGTCGAGTGATTATCAAGACCACTCCTTCGATGCGGGAGCGTTCTACTGTTCAGAATGTCATGCAAGGCACGAGGTTTGGAATAAAGAAGTCAGGGAGAGCTACCCAGATGTACCGGTACTCTCTTTTGTAAAAATGTAAAGGTATGCTACGATGGCTGAGTGGTCGAATGCACCGCACTTGTAATGCGGCATACAAACACCGGGGGTTCGAATCCCTCTCGTAGCTCTTTCGTGACTATCAACCTCTTTAGTAGAGGTTAGCTCCTCAGCATCTGAGAGGTTGATAGGTTCATGAGAAACTATAAGAAAGCTACAACCCGGTTTTACACAGTGTACCGGACACAGAACATCCTTAACGGAAGGTACTATTTTGGGTAGGACACGGGTCTTTGAAGCCTTGAACTGGGGTTCGACTCCCTGCGCCGGAACTAGAAATGAGGAATCATGTTAGTATCGCGTCGAAATTTTCTCCAAACATCGGTGGCTCTCGCCCTCGTCTCTCCGCTCACAGCGTTGGCGAAGTACGTTCCCACACCCCAGCCTATCAAGCTGACGCCGGGGCTATCTCCTGAAAGTATCAAGGACGCCTTCGACAAGATGGAAGCTCATGGGGATCGGGCGGAGGTTCTTTACATCAACCCCGACAATCTTCTCTGGCTTGAAGACACCATTGGTTGGGAGGATTTTATGGGGGAGTCTCGATACAGCAGAGGGGCTAAGAAGTCATGGAGTAAGGGTCGTCACTTCAACGGTAGTCCCGGCGATATGGTCTGTGCGAGTTATCACTACACCGAGGGTCGCCCGGTCATGGGGTACATGTGGGGAGCCATCGTGGTGGGTGACCTCGACCTCCCCATGGATGAGATTCGTGTTCGTACCGAACGCCGGTACGTCGGAGACAGGCCGAAGAGTTACAGGGCGTCCGCACCTGTGGACTGGGTTGAGCTTTCTACTAAGGGGTTCTTCCATCACACTGCGACCTATACTCGCAAGCCCACTGATTGGAACGTCGTGCTGTTCGTGAACGAGAAAGTTGGGGAGCAGTTCTTCGCATGAGAGAAAAAGAAAAACATCTGCAAGCGATTGGTGACTGGGCCGGTACCCTGCCTCCAGAGGCATGGACTCCCGGAGCCCCCACCGATGAATCGAAGGAACGCTTCTTCGCAGTGAAGACTCAGACTGGTCGTATTCTCACCGGCACAGGTCGAGCATTCCGAATCATAAACTGCTGGAAGATTGCAGCCCAGCCGAAGTATGGTCCCATCACGCACTTCATGGAGGCAGGAGATTGAACCGTAGAAACTTTTTAGGCACCATGGTTGCAGTAGCGGTCGCGGCGGTACTCCCGACGCCAGCACCTGTTCCTGTTGACCTTGAGTTGCTGAAGCAGCGTGGCGTGATGGGGTATTTGTGGAACGTACCAACCCCCCAGCCCACTCCGGGTGCAATTACCCTTGAGGGTATGGCTGACGCCTTCGCAGAAGTCCAACGGTATGACCTTGCACCTACGTTCATGTTCGTCAACCCTCGGGTGTATAAAGAGTGGAACCCTGCGGGGTACGCAGAATTAGTGAGGTTACAGAATGAAACTTCTAATCCTACATAGCTACTACGGTTGCGACTCCGGTTGCTGCGGCCATCGTGTCGAGACCGAAGACGGAGACCCTCGTAAGTTCCAGTTCGAGTTCCACCACCCCTCCGACTCCACGGAAGAGACTTACCGTGCGTTCGCGGCTGAGATGGTAGGCGAAGAGAACCTCGCCGATGTAGACTTCGAACACTCCGAAATCCGTGCATGGGATATGTGCTGAAAAATACTTCACACATTTTTCCATTTCTGTCGTATTATAGAAACTGGGCTGGCTATTGTGTCCCTTCCTTCTACACTTCTATTGGATGAGACTCAGGTACACTACTCCCTAGCCCATACTGGTCGGCTATTTCAGCCCTTCCTTCTCACTTAAAGCCTTCGGGCTTTGCCAACGATTAGGTCTGATGCTCCCCGACTATTTTGCTTGAAAGAGGTAACGTCCAATGAACGTCCAATCCATTCTTTTGCGTCGTAAGAACAAGGTTCTTCTCCCGGCAGGGACGAAGACTGCTCACAAGTTCACTTTGAATGTCCCGGCAGTATCGACGTTCAACTTGAACCTTCAGTCATTGGGCTACACCCTCTCCCCCACGCTCTTCCGTGCGTTGACGAACTTGAACGGCGTAACCGCGTTCAAGATTTTTGATGACATCCTCGCTGTTCTCAAGGAGCAGAAGGGCGTCCGCAACTACACGCCCATGTACCCGAATTTCCCTCAGCAGGTCATCGAGGCCGACGCGGCGGAGTTGTACTTCAACGCCATCATCCACTACTTCTCGTTCCGACTGGTAGACGCGACCGGCGACCCGGACATGATTTGGTTGCCGAAGTACGCGAAGGATAAGCGTGCCCCGCTCGATGAGCGTGTGAACCTGCGTGTCATTGAAGTTGCCACGGCAAATGAGGCAGACGAGATTGCCAACAACCTCGCCAAGTCGAACACGTCTCTGTCGGCATCCGACAAGGAAGACCTGAAGGCTCTCATCACGGCTGGCTACGGCAACGTGGAAGAGTCCCTTGCTCTCATCAGCAACAAGGAGAACCTCGCTTTCGTGGGTTCCTTGCTGGTCAACGGTGTCATCGACCTCACTCCGTACTTCAAGACGGCCACGGACGTACTTCGTCTCGCTACGGCGATGAGCGGCGGTGACGTGTCTCTTACGGACAAGTCCAAGTTCAAGGCGTTCAAGCGTTCGGAGCGTCGTTACATTCTCGGCTTGCTGGAGCCCATCAAGAACAAGGCAGAGGACATGGCCCGTTGGCCGTCCCGCTGGATTCGTCTCGGTGAGCGTCTGCATCCGGGCGAGTTCCAGAAGAAGTTCCCTACCTCGTTCTATGCGTTCAAGGACTTGCGTAACAACAAGACCATTGAGACCTACCGTTCGCAGGTAGAAGCGTCCGTGCGTGCTGGCGAGACCATCAAGAGCATCACGTTGCTTCAGCAGCGTCCGGGTGAGTTCGCTCGTCGTCTCGACCACGTGCTCCGCAATGCGGCGGCTCGTACTCAGACTCGTGTCGCGGAGTCTTTCTTGGATGTAGCATCGGATGTTTCTACGCCGGTACTGTTGCAGGTCATGACGCACTTCTCGAATCGTGCGGAGGGTTATGTTCTGCGTGTGGTATTCCCGAAGGGCAACGTGGCTCATTGCACGGCTCTGGAGAACGACCTGCCGACGCTGCGTCCCAGCATCTGCTTGCTCGTGGTCGATGGCATCAAGCGTGTTCTCGCTGAGCGGTTCTCCGCTCTGCCGAAGCTGGGCAAGGTCTACATTGACCCGGCTCTGAGGGAGTGCCTCGTGCCCTTCTCACAGCGTTCGGCAAGCAAGTCCCTGCGTACTCTCGTGCGTGGCTCGAAGCTGGCCTTCGGCAATGACAAGGACACCCTCCGCTTCTTCATCTGGTGGCATGACATGAAGGAGGACAAGGCGGACACCTACTGGGGCAACCGGGTAGACCTAGACTTGTCGGCGTCATCCTATGACGAGAACTGGAACGCTCTCGGTGCGGTCACGTTCTACAACCTGCGTGAAGGCTACGCGGTTCACAGCGGCGACATCACGTCGGCACCGAACGGTGCTGCGGAGTTCATCGACGTGGACATCCCAAAGGCTATCAAGCAGCGTGTACGTTACGTTGTCATGACGGTTCACGGATACACGGAGCAGAACTTCTGCGACCTGCCGGAGTGCTTCGCTGGCTTCATGCTGCGTGAGAAGGCACAGTCGGGAGAAGTCTTTGACCCTCGTACCATTGAGGACAAGGCTGACCTGTCGATGGCTGCACGCTCAGGTGTGCCCATGATTATCGACCTCGTTGACCGCAAGGTCATCTGGGCCGACGCTGCGATGAACTCGCGTCGTGACTACGGTTGGGGCGGGAACACTGTTGCCTCGACTCGCGGTACCATCGAACTTCTCGGTAGGGCTTTCACGAACATCAAGAAGCCGAACCTGTACGATTTGTTTGCTCTCCACGCCGCAGGACGTGGTAAGCTTGTAACTGACGAAACCAAGGCAGACGTGGTGTTCTCGGTAAAGGCCGGAACTCCCTTCGAACTGGATAAGATTGCGTCGGAGTTCATGACTGATGAAGTCGTGAAGCCGAAGGCAAAGTCCAAGGCGAAGTCGGCCTAACAACTTTGACGAGGGCATGGTGCTACGCGAGATGCGTGGTCTAACAACCTCAGTGGCATATGCTGGGCGTGTATCTGAAACACCCTCGTCAATCAAGAATCGGCGGCTATTGTAACCCTTCCTTCTAAACCATTGACTTAAACTCAAAAATAAGGTCTACTGCTCTCCGCCGAGAAAAGTTGAAACGCCGTGAGGAGACTCACGGCGTTTTCATGTATAATGCCACAGGAGGTACACCATGGCCAAGACTAAGTTGGAAAAGACAAACGACATTGGATTCGGAGAGTTTGCCATCCGCGTCTTCGCCATCGCACGTGGCTCCTTGAAGAACCCCAACAACGACCGGGGCCGGGGTTACTACACTACGTGGGAGACGGTGAAGGATGCTGCTGACATCAATCGTCAGACCCGTCTCGAAGGTTCTGAAGTTCACGTAGGTGGTATCTCTGGCGGTAGCTGCTGGGACACTGGAGAAGGTGGCGACCCGCACTACGCTTACACTGAGGCTCACGACGACCCCACCATTGAATGCCTTGACGACATCTTGGCAAAGTTCTGCCCGGAGATTACCTTCCTTCAGTACAAGCGTTTGGTGAAGGAAGCAGAACTCACGAGCGAGGAGTCAGGTACCAACGACTACTACGGGAACTCATCCAACTACGTGCGGAAGGTATGCACGCCCTACAACCTCTACCTTGCGTTGGTGACTGTTGGGGTCATCGGAGAGGCTGAGCCCAAATGACAAAGTTCATTCTACTTGTCGGGTTACCGGGGAGCGGGAAGTCCTATTTTGGAAACAACTCAGGACACCCGTTCCTCGATGACGTGACACAGACAGGAGAGTTGTATCGAGTGGTGCCAACCAGATTGCTTAGCAGCGGTACTATAGTTCTCTCAGACTATGGTTTCATCTTTCCTGACGTTCGCCACAATGCCGTCGCCTATCTCAAGGGCGTGAACTACGAGTGCCAGATTCAGTGGCTGGTGTGGGAGAACGACCCGGAGCAGTGTTGGAGAAACATCGAGACCCGGAACGATGGTCGGGTCATCAACCGGGATGCTCTGTTCGAGGCGTCAACTCGGTACATTTACCCCTGCGGCCCGAACTTCCCCGTATACAAACCCAAGGACTGAGTATTATCCATCATGTATAGAACAAAAGCCGGTCTCATCCTCGAAAAGCTTCTCTCAAGTAACCAAGCACGTTGGCTCTGGTGCTGGACAGGCAACGACTCATCTCCCTTTGCTGAAGCATATGACTGTGCCTGTTGCATGACATGGCAGGACGATAGTTTACTAAGCAACTGTGGTTGCCACTGCCACGCCCGTATCGAAGAGATGGCCTCGCTGCCTAACATCCGTATGTGGCTGCTTGCCGCAGAGGGAGCCGGGGAGTTACCAAGATTCTTCACGTCATATCATGACAAGCTGAAGTATTGTAGGGAAGTGGCATCCAAGCATGGTGAATGCACCTGTAGTTTCTGCGATTTCGCCAACAACGATTTGAAGATTCGCAAGTTCCCTCTCAATGGAGAAGACAATTCCAACGTGTCAGAGTATCAGTGCTCTATGTGCAATTGCGTGTTCCAACCAGACAAAGAAATGATACAGATGATTTGTCGTGAATGTGAGTTAGCGAAAGAGAGGTGAACCATGGTCGGCTGGACTCGTCGTAACAAGCGCAAGGAAGAGAAGAAGCCATCGGTCGCTCAGGTGTGCAAGGCTGGCGGCTGTACATGTTACTGCCACAAGCCTGTGCCTGATGAGGATGTCAAGAAAGGGATGTGGCTCAGTGGTATGCTGCTGTTTATCATCCTCGCCCCGTTCGTAGGTATGCCCCTGCTCATCTCCCACTGGGCTGAAGAGAGCCAGAAGGACTCCCCGCCACCCCCATACTATTGTGCAGGGCTCACGTCCACTGGTGCCCCAGCAGACTGCCATCCGGCCATCCTTTCACCTGATGTGCAGAAGCTCTATGAAGATCAGTGGAGAGAAGACCACAAATGATATTTGTCTTCGGCTCTAACCTAGCAGGAGCCCACGGACTCGGTGCGGCTCTTATCGCCGCTCGACAACACGGGGCCAAGTATGGTCGCGGTAATGGTCACCATGGCAACAGTTATGCTATCCCCACCAAGGATGCCAAGCTGGCTATCCTGCCTATCGACCGCATCAAGGGATTCGTGGACGAGTTCATCGCCTACGCTATCGCCCACCCTGAACTGGCTTTCCAAATAACGCAGATTGGATGCGGGCACTCGAAGTACACCGCAGCCGATATGGCTCCGATGTTTGTTGCTGCTCCAGATAACTGTCAGTTTGACTCGGCTTGGCAGTATTACCTAGAAGGTAAGACCTTTTGGGGAACCTACGAGAACAAGCCAGCCATAAGTAGAGTCAAGGAGTAAAACCGATGGCAAGTGAAGATGATGAACTAAACGAGGAACTCACTATCGGTGAGCAAACAGCCAACGCTTTTGCGGAGCATCTCCATCGCATGGGTGCAGACTATACCGAGAGAACTGTGATTCTCTCGGATGGAGCTATCTACAAAGTTACTGTTAGACACGAAGGTGGGGTCATAGTTTAATGCAACTCAATGAAGAACAGATGGCAGCGGTTGAACACCCGCTAGGTGCTCCTGCCTGTCTCATCGCCGGTGCGGGTTCCGGGAAGACCCGTGTACTAACAGAGCGTGTGAAGTGGCTTATCGCTCAGGGGGTGGAACCTAGACGAATTTGTTGCGTGACCTTCACCAATAAAGCGGCGGGTGAGCTTTTAGAGCGGTTGGACATATCCCCTGACTCACTTTTCACCCCTAAGGTATCCACCATCCACTCCATTGCTCTCTCCGCGATTCGTAAGAACCCTGCTGGTTTTGGTTTACAGGAGCGAGTGACGCCGCTGGATGACTACGACCAGAGCCAGATGATTCGCCGGATTGTGGAACGTACGGTCAACGTCAAAGAAAAGGGTATTAGCCTTGGCTCATTTGTATACAAATTTTTAGAGAAGGTGAACTACCATCGCGCTCGTGGCCTCGGCTTTTGTGTAGACTACACCGATGATGTGCATGAACAGGCTCTTGTCGCCCACGCAGGTTATCATGCGATGGAGCCCTTCGACTTACAAATCTGGAAGCTGTATGAGGAAGAAAAACATCGGGCCAACAACCTCGACTTCTCGGATATGTTGTGTTTCTTCAATCGCCGATGTGAGCAAGACCCGGTGTGGTTAGCTCAGTTGCATAAGGCATTTACCATTGTGCTGGTGGACGAGGCTCAGGATTTATCTGTTCCCCAGTGGGGCGTCGTGAATGGGCTCCTCGCGCCCGACAACCCCAACCTGATGACGGTAGGAGATATTTCTCAGAGTATCATGGGCTTCAACGGCTCGGCTCCCCATCTCCTCAAGGAGTTCTCAGAGGGGTGGAGAGGACGCACCCCCATTCTCTACCGGATTGCTAAGAATCACCGCAGTCTTCCTCGCATTGTTTACCTCGCCAATCACATACAGGCGAAGATGGTGGACACGGTGCCCCTTCGTATGTCCACCTTCCGTGGAGACGAGGAGAACAAGGGAACGGTTGAACTAACACGAGCCTCTCTGCCCATCGACATTGCCCTGCTCATCGCATCCGAAATCAACAAGGACAATATGCGGAAGAAGGGTCACATCGCATACAAGGACAACGCGATTCTCGTCCGCTCTGCTCGTCAGATTATGGACATTGAGAACGCCCTCGTTCGCTACCGCATCCCTTACGTGGTGCGTGGTGGTCGCGGCTTACTTCAGACAGAAGAGGTACGCGATATTATCTCTTACTTGCGTCTTGTCGCCAACCCGAAAGACTTCACCGCTCTCGCTCGTGCAGTGAGCATACCGAAACGTGGTGTTGGTGATGTGGCTCTTGAACGCATCCGCAAGACGGCGAATGAGAAATATGATGGCGACCTGATTCAAGGCTGCAACATCATCGACAAGCTCAGCTTGTTTGTGTCTGCCATGGAGAACATCCAGAGGTACCGAGAGTATCCGGTTCAGGCTCTCGACAAAATCATCTCGGCGATGGACTACAACAAGTACATCGACAACAAGTACAAGAAGGAACCGGACAAGATAAAGTCGAAGCTGGAGAACATCGAACGCTTCAAGGAACTTGTTCGCGGTCTCTCTGAAGACCAGAAGATGACTACCGAAGATGTGGTCTTCCAGATTACACTTGAACGGGCACGCGAGGATGACAAGGAAGGGCAAGTAACAGTGAGCACAATACATAGTGCTAAAGGTCTAGAGTTTCAAAGGGTGTATGTGACTAATGTAGTGGAGGGGAGTTTACCTCATCTCTTCTGTCAATCTCCCGAGGAAATTGAGGAAGAGCGCAGGCTATGGTACGTCGCCTGTACTAGAGCTAAAGACCAGTTGACTATTTGCGCTCATGCTATGGAACAGCGGGGGGCTGATGTACGTAGAGTAGCTCCTAGCCGGTTCCTTGTGGAATTGGGATTAATTAATGATGATTAGTTAAATCAGCCCACAGGGGCAAACCAAAATCGCTAGATGCTATGGCAAAAACCTTCATGGCTCAGCAAGCCAAAGGGGCCTTATTTTCACTTAAAACATGTATCAAATATGGTCTACAGTTTGTACAACCTACGTGTCTCGTATGTTATACCCCCTTTACGCCTAAATCTAGCGGGGCTAAGACTTGTGGTAGAGGCTGTCTCATTGAAATATCGCGTCAAGCGGCTATAAAAAGGTGGACGCCTCAGTAAAAGTTTGTTCAAAACGTCCCCAGCGTGTGTATACTGTGGGTATGAGATGCGACGGCGAGTTCACTATCTACGTACTGGAAGCCCGGTACACCACTGGTAAGGACAAAAAGTGGTTCAGGGCAAGCCTTGACAGCTTCGGCACCCCTCCGGGATTCAGTGCTTCGGGTGAGTGCTGGCAGAAGACCGGCATCCATGGCACCTTTGATGAGGCTCAGGGCGTTGATGCTGCTATGGTCATGGCTCGTGAGCATGTGGAGTTCGACTGGCGTTTGATGCGGCTGGAAGTCTCGCAGCATCACCACGATGTTGTCACCTTTTCGGCGAAGAAGCCCGGAGCACAGGCACCGGACGGTTACCCGGTCACCAAGGAAATGCGCGCTCGGTATGACGCGATTCACAAGGGGGCATGATGCGATTCGCTTTCTTTTTCCTCGTCTACTGTCTGTTGTTCCGTGGGATGCGAGGCTATGTTCGGGGGGTTGAAGCCGCTGGCGGAGAAGCTCCGTGGTGGATTACCTTCAACTACGACACCTATGATTTCTGTGTCATCGGTGTTACTATCGCCGTACTCTCAAGTTTTGTTATACTGATGTTCAAGCTCCCATAGGGAGGAAGTCATGAAGGAGTCAACCATGCATTAGCGCGGCCTAAGGAGCCGTACCTAATGCAACGTACATTCATCAAGGGCTGCTGCCCTATCTGCGACGGCTACAAGCGTCATATCAAGTCAACCCGCAACGGTGCCCGGAAGGTTCGCAAGTTGAACAAGGCCCTTCACCGGAAGTTCCGTCGCATGATGCTGGACAGGCTGGTCAACGGCGATTACGAGCCGGTGTTTTTATCTTACGAACGGTGGTTCTAACTTGAGCAACACGTGTCAACACCCGAAGGTCACATTTACCGGCCCGATGATTCAGACGGCGGACGCCATCTTCAACGTCGGTACTTGTGACTTTTGTCACGCAGAGGTCGAACAGGAGTTCGGCCCCAAACCCGTCCGGTTGCGGACGGTTGAAGTGCCGGAGAAATGATGAAACCCTTTGGTGTCTCGATATGGAGTTCGACGTGTCCCAAGCACCCAGAGTTCAACCCGGAGACCCCTCCTGAGTTGATACTGTGCGAGGGATGTTCGGCTCTGTTCGACTTCTACCAATCGGTGGTCTCTCTGAAAAAGGAAAGGGAAGCTCTACGTACAATCCTCGATGAACTGGATGAACGTAAAAAGGTAGTTCAGGAGAAACGCAAACAAGCTGAGAGGGCGGAGGCTATTGAGAAGGCGGAGTATGAGCGGGTGCTACGTGAGGCGGAGCAGGTTGCTATTTCTTTGAACCCCTCATCGGCCAGCCTCAATGCTATGTTTCGTGCGGCGGGTGAGCGGTCATGGCACAAACCAAATTACAACCCCACTCGGAGTGAGAAGCTGGCGATTTTCGCCAAGGTGTATGGCATTGTGAAGGCGGGATACAAGCCAATCGCTGCCGACCTCGCAGTCAGAGCATTTGGTTTGGATGGACGACCAGCGGTAACAAAAACCACCGAACTGGCTAAGCTATTCAACGTGCCCTCAAGTGGTGTTGATTATCGGCTCGGCAGAGTGCTCAACGGATTGAACCGGGGCGTAAGGATATTGGAACTCAACATGGAGGAAAGTAATGCAAAAGCCTAACTACGGCGTTCTTGTCGCACGCTGCCAAGTCGATGCTCTTCACGCTGGACACAGAGCCCTGTTCGATGAAGTAAGGGCACGGCACAGCAAGGTCATTCTGTTCCTCGGTCAGAAGTCCATTGGCTCGACCTACAACAACCCCCTCGACTTCGAGACTCGCAAGGCGATGGTTCAGGCTGCGTATCCCGACTTCATGATTTTCCCCCTCACCGACACCAAGGAAGATGCAACGTGGTCGCGGAACTTGGACAGGGCTATTCGTGACGTAGTGGACTACGGCGACGTGACGCTGTACGGCTCTCGCGATTCTTTCGTACCGCACTACCATGGGGCGTACAAGCCGATTGAACTGACTCTCCCCAACACGCTCGACGGCATCAGCGGCACCACCATCCGTGCGAAAATTACCAACACGGTCATGGAGTCCCCGGAGTTCCGTGCTGGCGTCATCTACGCCATGACCAACATCCGTCCTGCTGTGAAGGCGACGGTGGACGTGGTGATTTACCACAAGCCGGAGAACGACGACACCAAAACGCTGTTCCTGCTCGGTCGCAAGCCGGGTGAGACGCAGTGGCGGTTCATCGGTGGCTTCTCTGAGCCCTACACCCCCAGCTACGAGTACGACGCTGCCCGTGAAGCCATGGAGGAGACCAGCCTCGTGGTGAATGAACCTCAGTTCATCGGCTCTGCTCTCATCCCTGACTGGCGGTGGAAAGGGGAGCCCGACCAAATCAAGTCGCTCGTCTTCGCGGCGGAGTCACCCTCGCTCAATGCGATTGCTGGCGATGACATTGAAGAGGTTAAGTGGTTTCCCATCGACCAGATGAAGGCAGAACTGCTCATCGACACGCACCGGGAGAGTGTCTTCCCCGTCGTGTACAAGCACTTCGGCCTGTACGTGTGGGACACCATCGAGGTTGGCCGGATGAACGTCACCTACACGCACATGACGCCCAAGGAACTCGCAGCGGAAGGATTGAAATAACCAGAGGTTTCTTGGGAACTAAATAAAATAATGAAAGGGATAAAACAATGAAAACCGCCCTACTTTCTTTTGCCTTGACCTTGATGGTTGTACTAGGAACTCCAGCAGCCTCTGCCAGTCAGTATTCTTTTTTCTTCAATTCAGCCGACACGCCTGACGGTATCCCCTATCTACCCCTCGCAGGACGCGGAACCTTCACAACCAATTCAGCCGGAATTATCACAGGACTCACGGGTGTGATATCGGATGCCCAGCATACTGCCTCCATGGTGTTGTCAGCCCCCGGTACGACATTCAACAACAACGTGTTGACTGCTTCCAGCCCGTGGTTTGAGGCGGCGACGGGGGTTGCATTTACGGGCTACAACGCGGTCTGGAGTATTCCCTATACGCTGGACTTACACGCACTTCGGAGGGCTTTGAGGCGGACGGGCTGGACTGGATTTCATTCATGAGTGGGGACACACCCGAAGGGGGGATCGTAAGCCTGTCAGTCACGCCACTGGACACCTTCGCTGTCCCCATCCCAGCCCCGACTCCTGAGCCTTCCTCCTTGCTGCTGCTGGGCACAGGGCTGCTAGGGCTGGGTTACGTGTCAAGGAATAGGTATTTGAGAATAAACTAAGTTACTGTTTGCAATACCCACCCCTTAGTTAGAGGTGGGTATGACGACACAGGAGTATTTGGTAGCAGTGCAACAGGTACACGGAGAGCGGTATGATTACTCCCGGTTGGTGTACAAAAACAAACGTAGCAAGGTAGAAATTGTGTGTCGAGAACATGGTGTGTTTTGGCAACTCCCCTCATGTCACAGAGTGGGCCAGAACTGTCCTAAATGTGCTCGGAAGGAAGCAACATCAACGACTGAGAAGTTCATCGAGAAAGCAAGGAAGAAGCATGGTGATCTATACGACTATTCCAACGTTGTATACCGAACCACAACTTTGGACAAAGTAACAATTCTTTGTCCGGTTCACGGGGGGTTTGAGATGACCCCGAATAACCATTTGAATGGGTGTGGCTGTCCAAAATGTGGGATAGTACAGAGGAGCGATAAAAAGCGTAAGTCCCCCGAAGATTTCATCATCGAAGCTCGAAGGCTCCACGGTGACCGCTATGGTTATGACCGACTAGGTTACACCTACTCTTTGAAATCGGTTACCATTACATGTAAGGTGCATGGGGACTTTAAACAACTGGCGAGTAATCATCTTCGGGGTGCAGGTTGTCCAAAATGCTTTTCACGGTACTATTCGTGGGGCGAGGAGGAAGTTAGAAAGTGTTTGGAAGCGTGGAGTTGGAAGTACAAACCACAGAAGTGTTTCCCCGGACTCATAAACCCAAAGTCAGGTCGCCATCTACGGTATGACTTCTGTGTTGAGGGGATGAAGCTACTCATTGAATTTGATGGAGCACAGCATTACAAGGTATTGACAGGGAAGAAGCCCGAGGACTTGGAACGCATACGAAGTTTGGACAAGTTGAAAGACCAGTGGGCGGAAGATAACGGATACCAAATGGTGAGAATCCCGTTCTTCATAAATGATGTAAAGGCTTTTTTGAAGGAGAAAACAAGTGCAAAAACTGAGAGTTAACCCCCTACTGACAACGGACAGTTACAAGCTTTCCCACCATTTTCAGTACCCCCCAGATACTCGAACTATTTACTCCCACCTTATGTCTCGCGGAGGTTTTTGGAAGGACACGATGTTCTTCGGTCTTCAGTACACCCTCAAGACCTACTTGGTCGGTAAGGTCTTCACTAAGGAAGACGTAGACGAGGCTCAAGCATTTGCGGCGGCTCACTTTGGCTCCGATAAGGTATTCAATACGACGGGTTGGCTCAGGTTGCTGGAGAAGCACGACGGTCGCCTTCCCCTCAAGATTCGTGCGGTGCCGGAGGGTACAGTTGTTTCTGTGAAGAACGCCCTGCTGACCATTGAGAACACGGATGATGAGTTTCCTTGGCTGACAAACTGGGCGGAGACCATCATCCTCCGAGGAACATGGTACCCCATCACGGTCGGCACCCTGTCATGGCACATCAAGCAGGAAATTGGCAAGGACTTGGTTCGCACCGGAACTCCTGCTGGCTTGCCGTTCAAGCTGCATGACTTTGGAGCCCGTGGCGTCTCCTCGCAAGAATCGGCGGCTATCGGCGGAGCAGCACATCTGGTCAACTTCATGGGCTCAGACACGATGGAAGCGGCCATACTGCTACGTGACTATTACGGAGCCAAGGATATGCCGGGGTTCTCTATCCCTGCTATGGAACACAGCACGGTCACGTCATGGGGTCAGGCTAACGAGCGTGATGCCTACGAGAACATGCTCGACAAGTCGCCCACTGCGCTTCTCGCGTGCGTGGTTGACAGCTACGACACGCACAACGCGGTCGCTGAAATCTTCGGCAACCAGCTTCGTGAGAAGGTTCTGCGTCGGGACGGTACTGTCGTGCTTCGCCCGGACTCAGGTGACCCTGTGGTTGTCCTCGAAGACATCTTCAACGCAGTTGCGGAGAAGTTCGGCTTCGAGACCAACGCCAAGGGCTACAAGGTTCTCCCGGCACAGATTCGTGCGATTCAGGGCGACGGCGTGAACTATCAGAACATCCTTCGCATCAACTCCTCCCTCACCCGGTCGGGTTGGTCGATGGACAACTGGGGCTACGGCATGGGCGGTGCCCTGTTGCAGCAGCAGAACCGCGACACGATGCGCTTTGCTATCAAGTGCTCGGCCATCAACCGGGCAGGGCAGTGGAGTCCGGTCTTCAAGAACCCGAAGACGGATTCTTCGAAGGCATCCATCGGTGGCCGCTTCAACCTGTTCAACAGCGACGGCGGCTGGCGTACTATCGACACCACGGAAGAGGACAGCTACGGCAACTACCTCAAGACCGTGTTCCTCAACGGCGAACTGAAGAAGGATTTCACGCTGGATGAGGTTCGCAGTACCGCAGCCAGCTTCGACTACTTTCAGGACGCGGAGTAACATGAGCGGAACACATACAAGACGAGGAAGGTCACCGGGCGGCTGCACTTCTATCAATTCCACGGAAAAGATAGTCTGTGTGGTCGCACGGATGACCAGACCCGTCTCACCAATGAACCTATCAAGGTGACAGGAAACTGAAATGAACGTTAAGAAACTCGAACTTCTCGCCGACCGCCTCGCTGACTTCTTTTCGTACCCGATGGACAAGGTGATAGTCTTGATAATCATAGCGGAACCCATTGTGACCGCATGGACAGGGGAACTATGAAAGATATTCTTCGCAAGTACGAACAGGGTGGGCATCTTACTGACAGTGAGATGCAACTCTTGATGGATGCTTACCAGAAGGTTGTAGATGCCACGCAACCCTTCGGTGAACTCTACCGACTGGTGCTGAACGATGCGGTGCAGCAGTCACGCGCTCTCGATATGTTCATGTTCAATCGCGGCTTGAAGAAGGAAGAGCAGCAAACTTGGGATGAACTCCCCACTGAGCCGATTCATTTGATTGTGCCGATTCATTTGATTGTGGCGAACCGGAAGTACGACGGCAACACGTCTGCGTTCCTTGTGCATCAGTCGCACATCGACAATCGTAAGCCCATCGGCACGAAGGGCACCTTCTACGGCACCGTACCGGGTGCTGGCGGAGACCTGTTTTGGGTCAAGCACGAGGATGATTCGGTTGCGGCCTACGTACAGACCGAACTCAAACAGGTGAAGAAATGAAGTCGTGGCTGGCATCGGACAGATGTACCCCACGTTGGAACTGACCGCTCCTCGCTACTGCGAGAGGCAAGGGATAACATAGGAGGAAGTCATGTCATTTAACCCACCAGCAGGCGCGACCAAGGAACAAGTGGAAGCCCATATGTCCGCTATGAAGGCACGGTTCAGTGCTCATCCCTCCAGCGACCCCGAGCCCATCCAGCCCTCGCAGGATGAAGTCCTTGGGATGATGGTGCGGGACTTCACACAGGTGGGTCTCGGTCCCACCAAGTCAGAAGTGCGACGTCGTATCCTTGACTTTGCCAAGGCGTACAAGCCGGAGCCTGAACCACCGTCAGAAGGGGTGCGGCACTACTTCGAGAGAAAAGGCATGACCAGATTTCAGAAGAAAGCATTTAAGCTTCGCGTAGATTTCATCATCAAGCATCGCATACCGGGGCTTAGCTGGCTCTCTCAGTCGGCGGTCGCTTATCTTCGCAAGGGCTGCGTCTTCGTGGTGGACTATGAGAGACCAATAGTCGCAAAGGGTATCTCCCACGTTCCAGAGTGGGTACGCACCTATGGCATCTTCGATACACGGGGAAACAGGATACGCGGCTTCGGTCGCGTCACCTTGGAGGCTCTGAGGGACGCGAGACTCGTACAGGCCCCACGTGTGTCCAAGTTCGCTGGAGAAAAGCCACCAGCAAAGGTATATCGCCTGATAGGAAACTCATCTATAGCCAGTATTATGGGATATGAGTGAAGCCCTGAACGGTACAGTATACTGGCAAGAGGTTCGAGAAGGTCTCTTCGTCCACAATGAATCTTGGGATAAGGTAATCGAACGACTACCCGACCTAATCTCCGCAGAAAAAGTTCTCTCCAAACTACAGTCCCCTACTCAGATTCTTAGCTCCGGCCTGACCGGCCTCGGTACTGTAGGCAACGAAATCATCACCGTCCGTCCCGACCCGGAGAAGCTGATTCAGTACGGTGTGCTGTTTGACGGCGGCTACTACAACGTGGAGAACCTTTTCCTTCAGTGGGTTTACAACTTCGTAATCGTTGAAGGCGTCTCCAACCATCTGCACAACGTCCTGCTCCCCCATTGGAACCCTTCCTTCGTTACTCTGGTTGAAGAGCACATGCATGTGATGACATACGTGGCGGCTCTCATCTACCTGTACGAACAGAACAAGTTCAAGGCACTCGTGGTGAACGACAATTTCCTATATACCGAATCCCATGTCAGGGATGCAGTGAAGGAACTCACCAGCACACTATACTCTAAGGGTGCAGAGTATGGTGAAAGCTACCGTCGCCATGGCATTCAAGGTACACTACCCCGGCTGTGGGATAAGATTGCACGCTATGCACAGCTTTCAGCTTTGGGACGGACGGCAACATACGAACCAAAGCTTGACTCAGCAAAAGACCTACTCGGTTACTGCATCATTGCATGGAGCCTCATACATGAACTCGATGAAGAAATTGTGGAAGAAGTTTCAGCAGAAGCGACGATTCAATAAGGTCTTCGGACGGAACATGGGGCTGGTCGCTCGACGCGACGGTCAGCAAGGCTACCCCATGGCCTACGGCTGTGAGCACGGCTACTTGTTGTGGGCTCCCGGATGGGTCAAGCACCTGATATGCCGTGTCTGGAATCGGGTCAACTGCACTATCTACGGGCATGACCGGATGGGAGTTGAAGGCTTCGAGAAGCATTTCTGGCCTGATGCCCCTCGCTGCATTAACTGTTCTTCTCTGCTTATGGTGGGGGGTAAGTACCCCACTCGTGAGGACATTGAGGAGAACAACCGCATTGTCTACGAACAGTGGGATAAGCTCCATTTGGATGAGTTGGGTGAAGAATAAGTGAACTTTCAAACTCATAGGTAGAGACTTCCCATGAGTTTGAATATCACAGACGCACTACGAAAAGAGCTACGCCCCCAAGGTCGCCAGAATAAGGTGATGTACTTGTTCAAGTGTGCGACCGATAACTGTTCTAACGAACTGTGGGTGGAATCTAGCCGTTTATCAAGACGGCAGGGTAAGTGTAGGTCTTGCACTGGTCGAAACCTAATCCAGAAAAACTATCCCGGAAATCGAGGGTTGCGTAAGCGACCCTATGAGTGGCTTTGGCACCGACTTAAACAGCAAGCGGCGTCACGCGGACTCGCGTTCACTATTACCTACGAACAATTCTTGACTTTTACTACAGTTAGTGTATGTCACTACTGCGGTTCACCTGTCACTTGGACAGCCCACAATTTGGGTAAAGGTCACGCTCGAACTAACCTCGACCGAAAAAACAATGAAGAGGGGTACGTAGAGGACAACTTGGTGGTTGCATGTATTATTTGCAATCGAATGAAAAACAACTACCTCTCCTACGAAGAGATGATGGAACTGAGTCCAACCCTTAGGCGCATTCTTCCTCAGAAAAACTGGGTTGAGATACACAAGAAAAAACGGTTTGGGCATCACTTACAGGAGGTGTAATTTTGGTAACTTTAACGCAAGGGATGGCTTTAGGCACAGGCAACCTGAACATTATCGTTCGGGACGCTACTGGTGTGCTAGTAGACCCCGCACAAATAAGCTTCAGCATCTTCCAGATTTCGTCACAGGTGCCCATCAAGATTCGGGGTGCCTATGACTATGACCAGCAACAGCTTCAGTCGCTCCCAGTAGACTACAACCCGGAAGGGGCTATGCTGGTGGGTCAGCCGCGCATGATACCTATACGTGCGTCTCAGGGCATGTACTGGATCAACCTTACCATCCCTACAACGTGGCAGGGTGTGTATCGTCTAGTCTGGTACATGGTACAGTACCCCGGTAACGCTGAGCAGCAGGTAACCGAAGACTTCGTGGTTCAGACCATTGACCCGACTTCGAACTCCTTTGAAGCTCCCTCTCAGATTCTTGCCCCGGCGAAGACGACCACCAGCAAGTATGCTCCGGCCATCATGTACGTCAGGGAATTGATTAGCGATGAGAACCCCGACCGTAATTACCATTTCCGCCCACCCACTCCGGGTAAGGTGGTAGCCGGGTACACCACTCGCGTGGGGTACATCTGGCTTGATTCCACCATCCTTCGGATGCTGGATATTGCCATCTCCAAGCTCAACACATGGAACGTGAAGAACCTGTACGGCTGGACGCTGGACAACATCCCGATTGACTGGGGACGTTGTGCAGCCATCGGTGCTGCGTCTTCCTGCCTCACCAAGGAAGGGGCACGCTGGGCTGCGGATGAGTTTAGCTACAGCTTGAACGGTGTGTCCCTCGACATCAACAAGGCCAACCTCTACCAGTCGCTAGGTCAAACCTACTCCCAAGAGTTCAATGAGTGGGCTCCACTGATTACGGCGAACAGACCGTTCAGTGCAGGATTAAGACAGCAGCGTTGGCTTTTGGGTTGACGACGATAAGTTGTTTAGTTTCAATAATTTGTGTTTTATAACAAATCGAAACCCAACTATGGACTCCTACAAGAGGAGTCCATTTTCATGTACATCTATGCCATCACTAACTCAATCACAGGGAAGATTTACATCGGCCAGCATAAGGGCAATAACTTGAAGAAGTACCTTCAAGACAAATTTTCTCATGCAAAGCGAAACAGAGGTTCATCCCATCTCTTCAACTCCATGCGTAAGCACCCCAAGGAGGTTTGGTCGATAGAGCCTCTTTTCGAGGGTATCGAGACCAAAGAAGAGCTAGACCGACTCGAACGTTTACTCATCGCCCTTTACGACACCCGCAATCCAGAAATCGGCTACAACATCTGCCGGGGTGGAGAAGGGTTCACCGGCACTATGTCTGAAGAGACCAAGGCCAAATTGAAGGAAGTAGGTAACCCTGTGTTCCTGCGTTCGGCTGAACAAGAGGAGAAGCGTAAAGCTGCTGTTGAGCAAGCAAGACAGGAGCAGGGTGGCTCGTTTCTCACAGAAGACTCAGTGAAGAAAATAAAAACCAAACGTGCCCTTCAAGATGAATCTACTCGTATCGAGGCTTGTAGGAAGTGGGCTGACGAACACCCTGAGGAGATGCGTACCCGCATGTCCCGTGAAGTTCACAGCCTCGGAGGCAAGTCAGGCTCTCGCGAAGCGAAGCAGAGAGCCGCCGCAGCTAGTGTTGCCAGCGGCAGTCTTATAAAGGCCAAGCATGTGCGTTGGCACACCAATCGTGGTCTGATTAATCCGAACTGCTCTTTTTGCACTACCCAAGTACCTTAGTAGGAGCGATATGCACTGGAAAAGTAAGTTTCTAAAACAAGGGGTGTCCGTAGTTCCTGAGTTCTTGTATCACGGAACTGACGACAGTGTGCTGCCTGAGATTATTCGAGAGGGGTTGGTTGAAAGAAGCTACTTCACACTACCTGTTGCTGAGTGGTTCGCCAAAAACAAGGCGGGGAAAACAGGGGGAGCCCCCATAGTTCTCCGCATCCATGGTACCCAGTTTATAAAGAAAGACCTCGATTTGGTCAAACGACTCCTACCGGGTTCCCTGTCTAGTGCTAAGGATGTTCGAATATGGCGGTACTTGCACAGAGTTCCTGTGACTCCCATTGATGTCATCCGCCTCAGCGAGGGTAAATAGTATGATTCAAACCCTAATAGTTATGAACTCCAGTTACGTCGGCTCCCGCGACCTCTGGTGGCAGGACGACCCCGACGCTGCTCATGGCTACAATATCTACCGGGCCTTTGATGCCCCGGTGAACTGGCACAAACTAAATGTTAATCCATGGTCAGGTCATTTCTACCGGGATCAAGTAGCTCTCCAGCAGGTCACGTACATTGTTCAGGAGCCCGACTGGGTAGACAAGGGAATCATGGGAAGGTGGGGCTTCCGAATCCCCGACACTCCATACGCTGATGTCGTGACCGGACGCCCCTTCGTCTCTATTCGTCCTCAGGACGTGACAGTGTACGTAGACGATGTTGCCCTCACCCCGGCTGAGGTTCAAGGTCTCGACCGCACCGTGTGGCTCCCCATGGACAATCAGTTGAAGCAGGGCGGTTACGTCACTGACTTGGCTGCGGTGAATAATGGTGTCGTGTGGAAGGCTGACTACTCCGGCGTGAAGGAGTTCAAGGTCGTCTACAACAAGCTCATCAACTATGTGGACATCTACACCGGTATGACCCGCACCTTCTATTGCATCGTTCCTTTGGGACCGGTGGGCGAGGAACTGCATAAGCCCGGTCACCCCGGCACCAAGATTGTCAACACGCAGGAAGTTGACCAGATGACGTGGGAGTATGCAGAGATGGTTCGCCGCAACGAGTGGCTGTTCGAACAGATAGGGGAGCCTGCCTACATCTTATTTCGCAAAACGCGGGGTAAGTTGTGCGGTTGCAGAGGGTCTGAAGGTGGATTAGGTCAAGCCAAGACTGGCTGCAAGATTTGCTTCGAGATTGGTATCGTCGGAGGATATTTTGGCCCCTACGACATCACGTACGTTCCGCCAGACTCCGCTATCACTCGTGAACTGGATGAGGGTGGTGGCATCAAGGCAACCCGCGAGAGTCGTAGTTACCTTACCAACACGCCCATCGTGCAGGACGGTGACCTCATCGTCCGTCGTAACGGTGAGCGTCTGGTTATCAGTGGTGTGACCTATAAGTCCCCGCGTGGCATTCTATTACAGCAGGACTTCAACACGTCCCTGCTGCCTTGGGGCGATACTCGATACCTCATTCCCATCAACACAGGTATGCCCACCCTATTCAATCCAGTCGTCGGCAAGAACTACCTTCAGGGTGAAGACCCGAACAATCTCAAGGGTGACGGTGAGCCTCTGTTCAACGCTCTGACCCAGCCGGGTAAGGCTCCATGGGAGAACAAGGCGGAGATTCCTATTGGTCGGACGGTAACGTTCGGCAGAATCCAAACTTGATGACAGGAAAATAACTTTTCGACTACCTGATTACAGAATTAGAGGGAAGAGCAATGTCATTCGTACACCAGATAATTATCAACCCCAGCAGTCCGACGCAATGTGGCGAATGCGAATGGCGGGAATGGAACGACCGTGAAGGCTACTTTCGTTGCTCGGTATTTGGGGGGAACTGAAAAATGTGGGTTTAGACCCACACTCTCAAAATTGGAAGGAAAAAATATGAACGCTTCGATGTTTGACGCCCTAGTAAAGCAAGCCCGTATCCTCTGCGAGGATGAAGAGGTCAACTCGGACTCCGCCCTACAGGGAATTGTGGGCGACCCAAATGACGCTCGTACCTCCACGTTCGTGCAGTTCAAGCCGAACCCCGGCACGATGCAGTCGCCAAGTCCCCTCTCGCCGATTGAAGGCGATGAAATCTTCTTTGCGTACATGATTCCCGGTGCGGTCTTCCAAGACCACGCAGGTTCTGAATGGAACATCCTGTCGTACTCCAGCAATGATGACATCGAGATTGAGAACCGCTGGTACCCCCGCTCTACGCCTCACGTCAGCCTGTGGGACATCCGCCGTTCGATTCACCAGTGGATTGAACCTATCACCCAGACAGTACCACCACCGCCTCCGGGTGTGGACTACTCTGCACAGCTTGTGCGTATGGTCGATAAGGATAGCGTCGGTTCGGCTGACGCTATCACCGACTACCAGAAAGACGACGGCACAGGTGGTTGGTAAATGGGTGCTCTTAGCAACAAGTTACGGTCACTGGAAGGAGGTCTTGTTTCCTTTTGGTGTCCGGGTTGCGAAGAGTACCATGGTATCAAGGTAGACGGTGACGACACACACCCCAAGTGGGGATGGAACCGCAATGTAGACCGGCCTACTTTCACTCCCAGCATCCTCGTTCGCTCAGGTCACTATGCTCCCGGTCATCAGTCGGACTCATGCTGGTGTACTTACAACGAGGAGCACCCGGAAGATAAAAATCCCTTCCTTTGCCGTGTGTGCCACAGCTTCGTGACCGATGGCAAGATTCAATTCCTTGACGACTCCACGCACAAACTTGCCGGACAGACGGTTGAGATTCCTGATTGGGACTTTTAGACCCTATTGTAGAGGCGTGTGTGTTCATCTACAAGGTAACCAACAAAATAAACGGCAAGGTGACTCATTGAAAGGGCTAAGTAACTGATTATGCTGGACTTAACTGGTGCCAACCTTATAGGCTATTTGCTCAGAATTATCAGGGATTCCGTTTCTCGGAACCCCCGTTTCAATAACACACTCGGTCAAGTTACGTTTCAATCCAACAATTTTTTGAAGTACGGCGACACGCAGATTACCCTTCGCGACATCTCCGCATCAGGCAACCGCTTGAGCCCCGACTACTTCCTGTGCAACCAGTACGGCAGAGCCTTGGTCGCCAAAGTAGAAGGTAAGGAAGGCACGTTCATCGAGTGGATTACTGAGACCGATAAAACGCTCGTGACTCCAGAGGCTGGCGTTTACTATCTCAACATTGATGCAGTCAACGAAGAAACCAACGACATCGACATTACCGTGGAAAAGTATCGCTGGGTGCAGGGGCACTACACGAACGCGGTGGGTTCCCTCGTTTATCTCCGCCCCGGCATCGACGGCACTACGCTCACAGCCAAGGATGGAGCCACAGGAAACGCGGTTGCCATCGAAGGCTCCAGCAATTATGTGTATCTGCTTGTTCCCACTCAGACTCTTGAACTCTACGATTCGAACAACAACCCCCTCACACCTATGACCGACTATTGGTACCAGCGTCTGGTACCTGAGGTCATCATTCAGAACACAGTAGGCGGTGCAGAGGTCGCTAACATACTCCCGCCATGGGTGTCATTCACTCTGGTTGACCAGACGGGCTACCAGCTTCGTCAGGGTATCGACTGGAATTTCTTCGGTCTCAACTTCATTCAGCTTAGTTCATCGGCTCCTCCGGGCAGCACCATCACGGCCAACGTCATCCGCAAGATTGACCCCAGCACAACGGTGGGCACTAATCCCGAGAATATTCTTCAGGTGGGTGTTCTCCCCACTGAATCGCTGGCTCCGGGGCAGGTCTTCATCCACACTACCGAGAATGACTATTACAATGCCATTGTTAACGCTGATGGTACTGTAACTCTTCCAACTCTGTTGAAGCCGGGAGACTGGGTGCGTTGGGAGGTCCGCATCGCCTCCGGTCAGACTACGTGTCGCGGTAAAAAATTCTCCCTGAATGGTTTCTACGACACTTACTTGGATAAGAGCAACGTGGTTCAATTCGTCACTGATCCAACTACTAATTTGCGGACGGATACTATACCCGGACTGGCTATTGCAATCGGAGATTCTGTTGTGGTAGGAGACCAAGCGGCTATTATTGTAAACCCCACGACTACTGAGACTTATGATGTGTACGGTTCCAAGGAGAACCTAAACTTCACGATTGACGTTCGCACCAACGACCTTCAAACATCTTCTGACCTCAGCGAACTTATCAAGCAGCAGATTCTTATCTACCGCCGCGAGAACATGGAAGCTGATGGCATTACTATCTTCGAGGCTCCCCGTTCTTTCCGCAGCGCACAGCGCGATAGTTCCGGGACCGCCCCCACCTACACTTACAGCATTTCAGTGTCGGCCATGGCTGACTGGAAGGTGTTCGTACCGAAAGTCACACGTCTTGTTTCTTTCATAATCACCGACACTGCGGGTCTGCCTGACTTTCAGGGGAAATTACAGATGGCTCCTCGCGTTCAGGCTCTTGGCAACACGAGGTTCCAGTTTGTGCAGTCCTACAGTTGATCCATGGCTGAAAAATAGCACAGGTCAAAGGTCTATATGCAAGTGGACTTTCACTTGCTGTTATAGCAGAACACAATCGGGAATGAGGTTTGTCCGTAAGCATAACCGATTAAAAGGATGACATCCGTGCCCACTAAGAAAATGTATCAATGCGTCCCTTGTAATTTCGAGTACGAATATCTGGACTTCGGGGTTAGTTTCCAAAAGCCAGTTCCTCCATGTCCTCTCTGTATGTCAGCACTGACATACGACGAACCGATTAGTACCGAAGACTATAACTACCAGTGCTGGCAAAGTGAGGGTGGATGTGGACAAGTTTTCAGCGTAGAGCACCCGACTGGTAAGGCTCCAGATACGTTCGCCTGTCCTATGTGCGGAGTAACAGCGAAATTGAAGTCGAGCTTTGCCATTGTTCATGGGAAAAACACGAGCAAGGGCGCAAGTATCGACATTGTAATTGGGCGCGATGCGGACACAAGGTGGAACAAAATACACGACCGGAAGACAGCACGGGATAGGGTCCGCAGGAAAACCGGCACTCAGGCTTTGACAGCCACTGGAAGAGATGAATACCGACCAATTAAGGAAGGGCGGCTGGTTGGAGTAACCGTCCCTGAAAGAACCGTAAATCGGGATGAGTAGCGATTATTGCGGTGTCTTGAAAAAAGGAAAGTCATGAGGCGGTTTTATTCTATGGCTACTATTTTTCAACATCAAGCACAAAAATTGACTACTGACATCTTGGGTAGGGAACAAGCAGCAGCTTAAGGAGATTTACTTTATGGCACTTTTTGGCAGTTACGCCGCTCCCGGCGTTTTTACAAGTGTGGTGATAGACAACGGTGGTCAGCCGCTGTTCGGTTCCGCTCGTATCCCGGTAATCATTGGTGAAGGTCTCGAATACTTCACACAGAACAACCAAGAGATTCATCGCGGCTCTTCAGCCGTCGCCGATGACCAAGTTGTGGATGAGAACATTTCTGACCAAGTTACTGGCTTGACCAGCAACTTTAACACCACCTATTTCCCGGTGGTTACGGGTGATGGAAGTGGTACGGTTACCAATGACCCCTCCTTCATTCAGGTCACCGCTGATGGCGTTCCTGTCACTGTTGTTTCGCTGGTTGGCTCCACTGGTGCTTTCCAGACTCAGGATATTGTGCTTCCGGGAACCAATTTTGACGTCAGTTACTACTTCAAGCGCATGGACACCCTCATTTCTAACGAGAATCTGTCGGCTCAAATTCCAGCCTTCGCTTCTCTGACTGTTGCCGGTGCCGGGGGGGCTCACGAGGTTGTTACCACAACCCTTCCGGGTGCGGTTGGTAACGAAGTGAGCATCCAGCTTATCGATTCAACCTTGCTGTCGCCCCCGACTCCGGGCGTGGTGGATGCTCTGGCGGTCTCTGGCTACGGCACCAACGCAATTGTCATCAACATCCGCAAGTCCGACAACACCATCCGTACGGTGGTTGACCTTCACAATCTCATCGAGGCTGGTATTCTCACCCTCTCGGCGGGTTACTTGGTGGGTGCGACTCCGGTCGGTACCGGTGCTCTATCGGTCACAGGTGCTGCCTCTTTATCTGGTGGGGAAGGTCCGAACACTAACACCATCTTCAAGGTAAAGAACAACCCCATCGTTGACGGTACCAACGGCGGAGTGGTCACCACAAATCCGGCCAATGTCACTGTCCTCGTGAACGGTTCCGCTGCCACGGTGACAGCGGTTGATGGTGCTAATAGCCTCATCACTCTGGCCAACCCCGTTGTGTTTGGCTCGACTCTGACTGCGACCTACTACACCAACAACTACCAGAACACCTACGACCTGCTTCCGGCCACCACTGTATCCACCATCACTCAGGTTGGGTTCGGTCCTAACCGTGCAGACTTCATCGAAGACGTGGACTACGTGCTTAGCACGGATGCCGCTGGCAACCCTGTCATCCAATGGGGTGCCGCAGCATCGACTGCGGTTGGAACTTCGACCACGGGTTACACCCCGTTCGGCCCGACCCAGATTACCACCACGCTGGTTGACGAGCATGTGTACCTCCAGTTCGCCGGCCACGGCAACGGTAACACTGCCACCTTCACCCTCCCGGATGTACCCACGGACGGAAGTGGTTTGGCTCGTCCTACTGATGACCCTACAAAGGTTACCGTGTATGTCGGGGTTGACCCCTTCACCGCCTATCAGGCTGGCGCAGTTCAAGTTTCCCGTCTCTCCGGCGACTCGGCGACTATCACCTTGTACAATCCGCCAGCATCCGGTCAGAAGGTGTATGCCAGCTACTACCGCAACACCATCAACGACCACGTCTACACGGTGACAGTTGTCAACCCGGCTCAGTCAGGGCAGGGCACCTACACCTTGAAGAACGAACTCGGTCAGGTTCTACCAGTTGTTTCCAACGGAACCAACACGGTTGCTGCGGGTGCTTTCGCAACCACGGGCATTGTCTATCCGCACTCTTTCTCAGATGCATGGGACGAACCAAACGCGGTTGACGAGACGGTTACCTTGACCTTCAACAACGATGGCTCTACGGTTATCACCCCGGCCATTCAGGCTTACTTGGACAAAACGTTCTCGGCTTCGACCGTTCACTTCTTGGCTTCGACTCCGGGGTCGGTTGGCAATGCGGTTACCATTGCCATCGACAACACGACCAACGCTGCTCCGACTATCTCTGGCAACGCGATTACCCTGCACAGCACAGGTAATGTGAACTCGCTTGTCGCGATGTTCCCGCTCACCGTCACTGTTGGTGTCATCACCGCAACTTTGACCGCTGGTACGGGTTCCGATGCCATCGGAACTTCTTCGGCTGCTGCCAATCTCGCCCACGGTGCCAACGCAATCACTCAACCTTACACTCACAGTTACACCGTGACTTCCTCGGCGAGTGCTGGCTCTGCTGGCGTTGGCTACCTCGACCAGACCTACATTGATGCCGCCACTGGTTTCAAGGTCACCGTTGTGAACCCGGCTGATGCTCTCGGCTATGGTTACACGTCGCTGCCTTCTCCTCAGTACAGCTTCGCCCCCGGCGACACTCTCACCTACGTTGTGAGCAAGGCTGCTGTCCGCTATACAGGTTCCACTTATGTACCGTTTGGTACTGCACAGCCTAACAGCCTGATTGCCGTCTCTGGGCTTCAGACTGAGGTTGTCACAACCTTTGGTGCGAACACTGGCGACACGGCTATCATCACAACCAATCATGCTTCGGGTAATGAACCTGCGGTGGGAGAGTTCTACTATGTTTCGTTCACGGTCAACAAGACTGTGACAGATATGGCAATCAAACTCTTCACTAATGTGGCCGACGCTTACACCCAGTATGGTCAGCCAAATGTCACCAACCGTCTGTCGCTGGGTATCTCGCTTCTGAACCAGAACGGTGCTCAGGTCTTCGGTGCTATTCAGGTGCCTAAGCAGACCGGTCTCGCCGTGGCTTCGGACGCTTCCTTCATATCGGCCATTGGTACATTGACTGCTAACCTGCCGGGTCAAACCAGCAAGGCGAACGTCATTGTTCCTCTGTCCACCAGCACGACTGTTCATCAGTTCTTGAGCCGTCAGCTTACCACTCAGGCCACTGCCCGTTACAAGGGTGAGGCACTCGGCTTCGTCGGCTACTCGCAGTTCACCTCGCCCTATCAGGCTATTGCGAACGCGACCGGTTTGAAGAACTCCCGTATGATTGCCGTCGGTATGCCGGTTGCTGGTATTCAGGTGACCAACGGTTTGACCGGTGTTGCTCTTGAGTACGCCATCTCCGGCGAATTCATGGCGGCTGCTATGGCTGGTCTTGAAGTCAACCCGGCGAACGACGTTGCGACGACTCTGACCTTGCAGGACTTGGTTGGGTTCACTCGCCTCCTCGTTACCTACGACGATGCAACGCTCAACAACATGGCGTCACAGGGTCTCGTGGTTCTCACCAACCAGAGCGGGGCTCTCCAGATTCGCCACTACAAGTCCACCGACCCGTCGAACCCCATCTACTCGGAGCCGACATGCACTACCATCGTGGACTACACCCGTCAGTTGTTCCGTTCTGACCTTCAGCAGTTCATTGGTCGCAAGCTGGTTACCAGTCTTGTGAATGACATCACGGCGGTCTGCAACGCACGTCTCCGCTCCTTGGTTGCGAACGAGATTCTCGCAAGCTACCAGAACCTGAGTGTCATACCTGACCCGTCTGATCCGACCACGGTGAACATCACCATGACCATCCAGCCGGTGTTCTCGTTGCTCTACATCAGCGTCACCTTCACGGTTACGACGACTTCAGCAACGTCGTCTAACTAACAAAATGGGGGTGGAGTTCATCCACCCCCGATGCACTTGGAGTTATATAGGATGAAGCTGCATACCGTCACCACACAAGCAAACGGTATTATTAGCGTCACCATTCAAGCCTCCTTCGTGGGAGACATGACTGACGCGAATGATAAGGCGTTGATCGCTGCGTTCGGTGACCCTGAGGTCAACATCGCAGGTACCTTCACTGATCCCAACAACACGATCTTTACCTTTCAGTTCCCCACTACGGAGAACTATGTAGGGGTTACAACTCAGCTTTCTTCACAGCAAGCTCAGTTCATGTTGGCACTCCCAACGGCAGTGAACCCGAACCAGTACAACCTCGCTCCAGTTCAAGGTCCGATGGCATGTATCACCACTAACCCAAGTGAAGCAGCGGCAGCTTGGGTGAACGTAGTTACCAGCCGTATTATCGCGGCGTTCTCTGCACTCCGTGGTAAGACCTTGGTTCCCACTATCCCAGACGTGACGGTGTAAGCATGGCGTCGAAATTGATAGTTCGTCGCAAGCAGCAGCCGAAGAAAGCAACTGTACTTGTATCCAAGCAGACTTTGGAGAGTGCGGTGCAGGAAGCAGAATCGCTGGTCTCGCAACTTGTGGAGGCCGATGTACAGGATGAGCGTTTGGAACAGCTTGATGACGCCATCAGTTTTCTAACCAGTGTGCTGAACAAGGCTCCCTTGGATATGCGGCAAGAAGGTGCATCCTCTCTGGAAGATTACTTGGACGACACCGTAATGCCAGAGATGGCGACAAAAATTTCTGAGAATGTGAACTTGATTGCCAAGCTCAAAGGCGACGGGACACCTTCAGAAACCATGGGCAACTCGCCCGATAGGAATGTTGAAATGAAGAATGAGCAAACTTTCACTCCCGCTCCTCGCGCAGCCTCTGGCAGTGACAACTGGGTTACGGACAGGGAGAACGATGGCGAACCGAAAGAAGTAAAGGAAGCTTCTGGTAGCGACAACTGGGTCTCCGACCGCGTTGACGGAAAGCCGGAAGAGCCTGTACTGGCTGAAGTTCCTCGTCTCGCTTCAAAGATTACGGCTGAGTTGTTCTACGGCAAGAAGGCTGCTCCAGTTGCTGTACCTGCCAAGGCTCCTGCACCAGCCGCCTCTAATCCAGATGCAGACATCCAGCAGTTGTCCAGCGATGTTCTCGCTAAGATGCTGAAGGCTCTGTCCACTGCGGAAGACCTCATGAACGACAAGGCAGCGAATCGGTTTATTGGTGCTATCGCCAAGATTATCGCTGACCGTCCTGTTGAACAGGAAGCCCCTGAACCGGCTGCTGCTCCAGCGGCTGCTGCTCCTATGCCGATGGCCGCTTCATTCGCTGGCTTGAACTTGGCCAGTGCTGAGGAAGAAGAGGAGGAAGCAGACAGCCATGTTGCTGCTGACCGTCGCAAGAATCCTTTCGCCGATGACATGAAGCGTAAGAAGAAGGAAGAGGATGAGGACGGCAAGAAGAAGGAAGCTTCCAATCAGGGTGGTTCTTTCGTAAACGACGGCGAGACCGGGAGCATCGTTGAAGACGGGGGTCGCACTCCTGAAGTAGCCAAGGCCCACGCGGAGATTGACGACAACACCGGCATCAAGATTCCCGCGACTGAACTTGTCACCAAGTTCGCTGAGGACATGAGCACAGGTACTGCACTTAAGAAGGTTGAGAAGGCTGGCGATGACCTCAAGGCTCTGTACCTCGAAATCAAGAAGGTAACCAAGACTCTTGACTCCCGCCCCGTGCGTGAAGCCGTTGAATCGGTCTACCGTGCATACGACATGTTTGGCGAAGCTGCCAAGGTGTTGAACAAGCAAAAGATGCAGGAAGAAGCCGAAGCGCAGGCACTGGAAGTCAAGGAAAAGAACAAGGGTAAGAAGAGTTCAAAGGAGTTGTATTGCACCAAGTGCAAGAAGGATGTGACTCCAAAGTCAGTTAAAGGCAACGATGAATGTTCCGAGTGTGGGCGTATTCTCTTCAGCACCAAGCCTCATTCGTCCAAGAGTTCCTCCCTGCTCTTTGGGCTCAATGTTGCAGGGGAAGATGAAGAAGAGTAAGTATGGTTTGGTTTGATTGCGGCGTGTACATAATTCGGAACACATAGGCAAGCAATTAAAGATGGATGGGCGCGGAGACGGTTATTTTTACAAAAGCAACTACCCGCTGCCTTATATGAGCAAGCAGTACAAGGTTAAGGAGATAAAAACATGGCACAGGGTGGGTATGTGTACCAGCAAGGAACGACAGCGCAAACGGAATCGGTGATTTCATCCCGATTTAAAATCTTCACCGACGTTGTAGACGTAGGTAAGTTCGTGAAGCTTGGCGTCACTTCGTCGTTCGATATTTCGGAATCAAAGAATATCGAGACTATCCGTGGTCTAGGGTATGGTGACCAAGTTGCCGAACTCGTGCCCGGTGTGACCGAGCCTATGAGCTTGACCATCACCCGTACCTGTCTGTATCTCGCCAACCTTCAGCAGGTTCTCGGATACAAGGCTGGGGTATCTGGTGCTGTTCGCTCACTCCGTCATCACAAGTGGCCATTCGACATCAAGACGGAAATCGTCTTCTCGCAGCTTGCCTCTGAAGACCCTAACGTAGGTCAGGCTATTACTGCTGACATTCCTAACGAGGGCGGCTTGAACAATACTGGCAACCCCGGCCTGTTTGCCGTAGCTACGATATTTGAGGGATGTTGGATGTCGAGCTATCAAACCGGTTACGCTATTGAGACGGCGGCGGTGACGGAGAACTGCAACATCCTTGTCACAGACATCTTTGACGTGGCAGGTTCGGTTTACGGAGAATTTATTGATTCGGGCCTAAATACATCAGATACAACCGGGCGTAGCCTGCTGTATTCAATCTAGTTACTGTTATTTGATTCTGGTATCAGCCATTTATTGATAGTGGAATCAACTTTGCGACTTTCTGGGTATTAGTTAGAAGTAACTGATACTTGGAGAGTCGCATGAGTGTTTTTACGGTCTACAAAATTACCAACCTTCTCAACTCTCGGTATTACCTTGGGGTTCACGAGACTAATAATCCCAACGATGATTATCTTGGCTCTGGTATTGTCATCAAACGCGCTGTTAAGAAGTACGGTCGCCATAACTTTACCAAAGAAGTTATAACCCAATTCTCCCTTGCATCCGAGGCATATGCTAAAGAGGTAGAACTCCTCCAATCGGCCTGTCAAGACCAACTATGCTACAACCTCCATGAGGGGGGTCAGGGAGGTTTCAAATACATCAATGATAAGGGACTCTCTGACCCCGGTCGTGCGGGACGTATAGCCAAAGAAAAAGGTAACACGGGTAGGCGCAAGGGGGCAAAGACCCGTGTACACCCAATTTCTCCTGATGATAGGCTGCTGTGTGAGTACGGCTGCTTCAACCCCGCCAAATTCCTTGTAGGTAAGAAGGAAACCCCTTGTTGTTCACACCATCAAGGTTCATGCTCAGCCTACAGTAAGCATAAGAAGAGCATGAAGGTAAAGATGATTGAAAAGGAAGCAGCTTGTGGCTATGGTTGTGGTGCTCAAGCTCTGTTCTTGTTGGGAAATAATGAGAAGCCGTGCTGTTCAAAGACCTTCTACGAATGCTCGGCACACTGGAGAAACAGACGTACTTTCGCCGACCCAGAGTTAAAACAAAAAGCAGAAACCACCATGCTGGCTAAGTATGGGGTAACCAACCCAATTCTCAATTTGACACTACAAGCTAAGAAGAATGCGACCATACTAGAGCGATTTGGCGGCTTAAGCCCATCATGTCGCCCCGACATAGAGAAGAAACGTATCAAGACTAACCAGCTACGTTATGGCGGCAACTCTCCGGCCTCTAGCCCTGATGTAATGGCGAAGATGCAAGAAACAAAGAGGAAACACCAACTACCTATTCCTCTAGTGAAGGACATATAAAGTGAAGCCCAAGAATCCCCTTCTCCAAAAAGACGCACGTACTCCCCTCGACTTCGACTTGTTGTACGGGAAGGCGTTCAAAGTTACCGACCCTGAAGGCAACCCGAATAGGGAAGGCTTCAGCATCGTTACGCCTTCTAACGGTGGTGTGTTCAATGAGTGGAAGGAACGTCCCCAATTCAAAGAGATAGTACGCAAGAAGCTGAACGAGCCTGACTTTCTTGGCGACCACAAGTACAAGCAGATTATTGAGTCAGCTAGTAAGCTGGGTATTCGCCTTGCCTCAAGCAAGACCGCCCTTGACGCTCTACTTGAGCAAATCGCAGATGAAGATTACGCGACTCATCAGCACCACTCCGACCCAGACTTTACCACGCAGAACGGCAAGATGATGGGGAAGGGTACAGAGCAGGAGCAGGGTGCTTTGGATTCTCCTACAATCCCAGCCTCATCCATGATTGGAATCCCCAATAATTTTGTATATGCATCCTACGATGCTAAGAAGAGGAAAGACCCTCGGGCCGGTGACTGTGGCATCCACACTGCGTCTCCCGTTCATGAGTTGGTGCAGCCCGTAGAGAATGAGATAGAAGACGCTACCTTCTTCAAGGAAGGCGATGAGGACTTCGCTGTGAGCCGAGTGGGAGGTAAGATAGCCGTTACCCAGTCCTATGGCACCAGCACACCCTATGGTGTAACCCCCCCGGTTACCAATCCCAACGCAACTCCGGGTGTCGCACACATGACCCCAGAGCAGCGTTCGCAGTCTGCTGAGTCCACTACCATTGCTCCTGCACAGAAAGACCTACAACCACCCCCCGGCACGCTGCCCCAGCTACCTCAGGGTCAGCAGCAGACCGGTATGGAGACACAGACGGGTCAACAGCAACAGCAGCCGGGTCAACCTACGCCTCCGGGTCAGCCTGTGCAACAACCGATGCAGCCGGGTATGGTACCTGACCCTCTCGAACAGTTGCGTCAGATGACAACTTCATCCGTCAAGCTCCGCCTCTCTTGTGCAGTGGACAAGGAGTTCGCTCCTTCCATAAGCACCGTTGTGAAGGCATCGGCTGAAGCGTTGGAGATGGCTGGATACACTATTCATAGAGCCACACAGAAGCTCTCATCTCTCGGAGCCAGCGAAGGTATCACACTTATTGTAGGTCACAAGAAGGGGTCGCAGGTAGATGTTAAGGACATCGCACGTCGTGTCAATGGTGCAGTCAACCCAGACTACTTTGTACGCACCGCCGACATCGAGCAAAAGACCAGCCCGAAGAGTCTCCCGCCCCGTAACGACATGCGCCGTCACCTTGACGAGGGTGCGAAGGATGAAGTCAAGGAAGGCATTGCTGACGTTCCTACGCCAGTACCCCAGCAACAGATACAAGCCCCGCCCACGCCAGTACCCCAGCAACAGATACAAGCTCCGCCCACGGCTGAGCAACAGCTTCTGAACACGGTTCTTGCTACTGACAAGACCGCTATCCAGTGGGACTATGAGGATGATGATGAGGACGATGATGAAGGGGGGTCTATGGGTACTCTCTATGGTAAGCCGCTGGGAGGAACCACCACACCCTCGATTCAAGACCGTCTGGAGTACCTGAGAAGTCAGCTTCAAGCTGAATCTATCAGCCAAGGTGAACTCATGGAGCTACAGGACTTGGCCGACCATATCGAGCCGGGTGACGAACTGCTAGAAGCGGCAGGGGTTCCCGAGTTTGGAGAAGAGGAAGATGAGCCGGTAACTCCCTCACCTTCGAATCCCAAGAAGTACACCCCCCGCAGCAAGTTCGATAAGTGGTTCATGGATACTTTGAAAATCAAAGGGAGCACGGCTACTTCGTTTCCTTCCACAACGGGCTTTGTCCCGCTTACTGAGGATGGGGTCAACCAAGTGTGTCCGGCGTGCTCCAGCCAGAACGTAAAAAAGTTTGAAAATTCGGACGCAGAAGATGGCAGCTTGGTTGAGTGTGTCGATTGCGGATGCTTTTTTGCGATGTGAGAACCCAAAGAAAGTGAACTACGTATCCTCTAAGTAGTATGTCATTCGAGAAGATAGCCAACGCGGAACTTAAAGAACCTATCCTGAGTACACAGGATTGGAGCAAGCTGTATGGCACCCGTACGTTTGGGCAGAAAACCGCCGCCTTCAATAAAATCGCAGCGGATCAAAGTAAATACCTTTTGTCTCACTGCACAATTATGAGCAGTTTAGCCACAGAGGCACCACCTTTCGACTATTTGGTGCGCCCCTCCTCCTCTCATCTTTTCAACAACAACGACGACGGTTGGTCCAACCCGGTTTTGCGCCTGTCGCACCGCTCCTTCGTTGGTGCCTTCAACTTCGTTGAACACTTCCAAAATTCGAAGTATGCGAAAGGCCATATTCTTGACTCGGTGCTCCGCAAGATTCATCTTGGCCCAGAAGCTGAAGATTGGGTTTACTTCTGCGACATTCTTGTTGCTACCGACCTTGCTCACGAGAAGCTCATCAATGACATTCGCAATGGTGAAGTTCGTTACCTGTCGATGGGCTGCGTGACTGACCTTGTTATCTGCTCCTTTTGCGGAGCCCATGTAACCGATCAGAGTTCTTATTGTGTTCATTTAAACTTCCAGAAGGGCCAATTTCTATTAGATGATGACGGCATCTCTCGTCGTGTAGGTGAACTCTGTGGTCATCACACTTTGCCCAACGGTGGAGTCAAGTTCGTGGAAGCCTCGTGGGTAGGTACCCCGGCCTTCCCCGGAGCAGTTAAGCGGTCAATCGTTTCTGATGAATGGGTCGGCCCTAAGACTCCCTACACCCGCAAATCAAGCAGTTTGGATGGGATTACGAAAGCAGCGTCAGAAGATAGTGAATATCGGACACCTAATTTAGGCGAGGTTTTAATGCAAGAAGATGACCTTCGTGGGAGAAGCATACGCTAATGGCAAACAAAGAAGCAACACAATCAATTCTCAAGGTTATCGCGAACGTCAAGGCTAAGTTCGCTGAACTGGACATGCTCGATAACGAATTCGCTGACCTTGATGCCTCTATGCCTCAGGGCGAGGGTATGGAGCAGTTCAGCTTGCTCACCGATAAACGTGAGGAACTCGAAACCGAGATTCGCGCTATGCGTGAACGGGTACAGCTTATCTCCGAGTGGGAGAAGTTCAAAGGTTCGGGTTGGTCTGATGATGTACAGACTGAGCTAAACGCTCTCGACTCACAGTTTGCAACTATCGCCGATGGTGATGATGCGGGTATGGACATGATGTCCCCCGACATGCCTATGGCTCCTGATGCCCTCGCGGCTCCCGCTGCTCCGATGGCTCCCGAGGCACCGGCCTTGCCGGAAGTACCCCCCACCCCCGAAGTTCCGGCAGCGGATGCATCTGTTGCCACGCCAGAAGGTGATACAGCTTTGGAGCCAATGCCCGACGCGGCGATGGATGCTCCACCGGCTGAACCACTCGAAGCACCTGTGGCAAGCAACAAAAATGCACAAACCAAACAAAAAAACAACTATGAAACTTCTGATAAGAAGGGGTCTGCTGCTGACTCCTCTCACTTGAAGAAAGGCGATACTCACATGGCAAATACGAACAACCTCTCGCTGAAGGAAAAGCTGGCTGAGGTTAAGAACAAGCGGGAGGCAATTTCGAAGGAAGCAAAGACCCGTGTAGCTTCAGCTTGGGCTATCGCCAAGACTATGCTTCCCACGGCACCGACTTCTGTACAGAAGTCTCTCGCGGCTTCTCTTCTTTCGGGCAACAGCACAAAAGCCATCAAGGCTATGCTCCGTCAGACCGCTATCAACGCGCACTATCAGAAGCTTGCTGAGACTTTCAAGGAAGTCCACAAGGTCGAGTTGAACGACTTGCTCGAAGACCCGTCCGTTCTCAAGTCCGAGAAGTCGGCTGTGTCCTCGGAACTCAGTGGTGATGCGAAGAACGCCAACGTCAAGAAGGCTGACGACCGTAAAGAAAACGGACCTCAGGAAGGCACCTATGATGACGGTCGCGACGGCTCTGAGCCGAAGGAGATTGACGCATCCAAGGCTGCTGAGCGTCCCGACGCTGGCGAGAAGCCGGGTCAGACCCAGAATTTGTCCGATGGCAAGACCGAGAAGGCTGCTGCCAAGAAGACCGCTTGCGAAGGCAAGGATTGCAAGGGCTGCACCAACGCCGACTGCAAGGGCAAGAAGGCTTCCACCAAGAAGGCTGACGGCGAGTTCCCTCCTGCTGAAGAGACCGCTGCTCCCGCAGAGGCCGCTCCTGTAGAGGAAGCTGCTGCACCTGTCGAAGGTGAAATCGAAGCTCCGGCTGAGTTTCCCGAAGAAGTTCCCGGCGACCCAGAGGGTGAAGCAACAGAAATTCTGACCGACGAGAAGAAGCAGGTTCTCGAAGAGAAGATTGACGAAGCTCAGGCTGCTATCAAGGCTATCGAAAGTGAAATCCTTGAAGAGGGGGATGAGGAACTTGACCTCGCCAAACTTGAGGGTGAGGAAGAGGCACTTGGTGGTATGGAAGGCGAAGGCGAAGGCGAAATCGAAGGTCTCGACGGCGAAGTAGTGGAAGGTGACCCAGAGGGTGACGAACTCGACTTCTCCAAGGTATTCGACGCCGACGCGATGGAAGAGAAGGCCGCTTCCTTGGCGAACGAGGGTGAAGAGAAGTCTGCTGCTGGTGAGGACGATTTCTTCGCTCCCTCTGGCAACCTTGGAGCCTCGATGGACGACGACGGCATGGGCGACATGCACGACATGTTCTCCTTGCAGGGCTCTGACGGTGATCCGCTTGCCTCTCTCATCGCTGGTCTGAAGGAAGCTGCCGGTGTTGACGGGTTCGACATTGTTCCGTCCTCAACCGGGGAAGCTGCCAACCACTTTGAGTCCGACGAAGCCACCGGTGAAGGCCGCGACAATGAGAACGACCACTCGGGCGACCTGTGGGCAGAGACCATCGAGGACATCACCCCCGAAGAGCAGGGTGCCAAGCGTGTGAAGCAGGACTCGACCAACGAGCTTAAACTTCCCAAGGCTGCTTCCGCTCCCATCCTGAAGAAGATTCGTACCGCTGGTGGCCCGACCGTTGGTGCCCCTAAGTTCGACATCGGTCAGGCACTTTTCGGCTCCGACGACAACTAACCCTCTGTACAACAGAAACAGGAACGCCCCGAGAGTATCGGGGCGTTTTCTTTTGCCTTATACGCTGGGACGGTCGTGACAGCAAGGGCAGTTATCGTCATAGGTATCATCGTCATCTTCCCTGTGGAACCGGGAACATACTGCCTTCTCCGACTTCTTCCTATCGTTTCTGCTCCGGCCTTCGGCATAGCCCACAAGGTTAGCGATGAGAACCCCGACAGCAATCCTCACACAGTGCTGGGGTGCGATAAATACGAGGAGGTAGTACGGCAAGAGGATACCAAGTGCTGAGAAGAGAAGTGATACGGGACGAAGGCTGTCCCTGAGCGTGTCTTTCCAAAAACCCATAATGTTTGTTTCTCCTTAGTCGTCCAGAATGTCTTTCTCATAAGAGCCCTCAGCCGACTCACAGTCAGGGTCTTCATATGCATCACGGTGAACGTCGCTCAACTGCGAACGGAAACTCGACTTCACCAAATCCTTGATAGCCTACGCGGCGTGCATCCCGGATGCGGTTCTCCCCCGCGTCACCGACCACCCAGCTCGGTGAGCCGGAAGGTCATGATGAAGACGGAGAACGTCGGATTTACTCCCTTTACTCCCAAGTCCCGGTTGGCAATGTCCAGTAGCTCCTTGGCCTCATCCCAATTCCTGAACAACTGGGGTGAAGGGGCACCAAAAAGTGCCCTCATGTCTTTTGTGGTTACATAGCCAGTGAACTTCTGGCGGCGGTGTGGCTTCTTGATAGAGTTGTCCTCGTAGACGACCGTGTAGAACACATCGGATGGCTGATTCATATATTTCCTTTTGACTAGACTAGACGTAAAGCTGGGCTTTCGCCCTCACAGTAGTAGATACCAAGCTTTGCGGGAACTCGATAAAGAAAAAACTTCGCTAGGAGTCTAGTACCTCGTCTAGGGTCAGCCCAATTTCTTCTTCGACAATCTCAGACATTCTCTTCCAGTGTAGGCACGCCTTACGGTGCCCACCGTATACGCCTTTGGTAACTTGCTCAAACTCATTCCCGCAGTCAGGGCATAGGTAGTCCTTCAGTTTCTTGTTTTCAATGTCATTGACGCGACGGGCTACCAACGCCTGTTTACTACGTCTAGCTTGGCCTATAGGTGTGGTCTCATCCCACCAAGCAGCCATTTTCTTCCGCTGAATTATAGGCTTTGGCTTACCCTTGAAGAGGGCTGACGCAACTGCTCTCTGTTTTTTAGACGGAATCCGACCCATGGCCTTTTGTCTAATTTTTTCACGCACCTCCTCAGTTCCGGTAACCCCCTCACCTCCATAGGTCATATTGTACCCATATTTGGTGCTGTGAGTACCTAGTAACAAAATCCACATCTTCTCCAACTCGCTCAACTGTTCTGAGTTATTACATTCTGCGATAGTCTGTACATGAAAAGCGTCAACCCCATACTTTCGAATAGCTCGGTATAGATGGTAGGGCAACCCCATCTTTGCGTTCTGAAGGTGGGTTTCCCACCGTCCCTTGACGGTTTTCGAGGTTTTTCCAATGTAGGCTTTGCCGTTTATCGTGTTGGTAACTAGGTATATGAACATACTAAGGTATAGGTAGTTCACTTATTTATTATGGACAGAAAAACGGGCATAAAATTAAAATTTAATGTAAGTCTAGCTTTCTCCCAATACCCACCCCATAGGTATGTGAAGTAAGTCACTGCTCTATAGTTCAACGGTCGGTCTCCTCGACTAAGAATTGGAGTGAGGGCTAATTCAAAACTTCTACATGGAGAAAAAGTCAAAATGGCTCTTAAACTGACTTAATAGCTAGGCCAGTATAAACCCACTCTGATCGACTTGGAAGCTGAGATGCCAACAGGGGGCAAGCAAGTAACAAACAGTTACTGTGCAGCCTGAGAGACTAAGCGAGAGGGCACCTAAACGGTGATGCGATAGTCCGCTCTTATAGGAAATAGTGAACTATAAGAGGTAGGCAGAAATGCCCTACCTCCACGAAAGTGGATAACACATAGGTATTACGGACAGAACGACTCTCAGTGGTCGCCTGACGTTGTGCTCACGGGTGACCCCGGCACTGACCAGCAGACGTTGACTGCGGCTGGGTACCTCGGTGGCAAGATTGTTGCCCTCAAGGTTCCTGCTGTCAACACCTCGCTGGAAGCTGTCATCGTTCCCGCCGACACTGACACCGCTGCGGCACTTGTGCCCTTTGGCGTCCTGCTCAATGGTCCCGGCGAATTCGCTGGTGCGATTGGTCCCTCCGGTTCCAAGAAGGCTCCTATTGTCCGCGCCCTGTTTCAGGGCAACGTCAACTCTGAGTCTTACGACACAGTGAACTCGCCGACGTTTGTTATCGGTAAGTACATCTACTGTGGTGGAACCACTCACAGCAACATTGGTCTGTACACCGACACCACCAACAAGGGAACGCTTTCTGGCAATCCTGCGGTCGGTATCTGCACCCATGTTCCTTCCGCTGCTGAGCCTTGGCTTGGCGTAGCTTCACTGCTCTAACGAGAGAAAAGGAAAAGGAATATTATGGCTAATCTTTCTCGCACACAGCAGCAGACCGCGATGCTCGGACAGTTGCTTAAGACTGCCGGTGGTCGTCAGAAGCTTGCTGCCTCGCTTGGCCCGTCACTTCGTCGTCGTCGTGACTATATGTCCATCGCCCGTAAGGCGCTGATGGTTGAGACTTTGCCCGATGGTGCTCTGCCCATCTACGATAAGGAATTTGACACTGCTGCTATGACTGTGGGCTCGGCCCCCGGTGGTAGCTTCGTGGAAGCCTTCGTCGTCGGTGAAGAAGGTGGTGACATCGTTCGCGTGACAAAGCCGAAGCGTGTTACGGTTCCGACGTTCGAAATCGTATCCAACCCGATGATTCCTATCACCCAGATTAAGGAACGCCGCTTCGACCTCGTGGCCCGTTCGCTTAACTTGGCGAAGGCTGAAGTCGGTGCAGCAGAAGACGGCTACGTTTTCACCCTGTTTGACGCGGTTGCAACTGCCGCAGCAGGCAAGGCGCAGACCGACCCCGTGTACAACGTGGACATCGCGATTTCGGCTCCTATCGACATCAACAGCATGGCTGATGGTTTCGGTCAGGTTCAGCGTCACGACCTCTCGGTGGCTTTCTGCTTCTTCAACCCCCGCGACTACACTGACTTGCTCAAGTGGACACAGCAGAACATCGACCGTGAGACACAGCGCAAGCTCTTGAAGACCGGTGTTATGGGTTACCTGTGGGGCGCAACTCTGCTCCAGTCCCGTAAGGTTGGTTATGGCTGCGTGTACATTCTGGCCGACGCTGAGTTCCTCGGTGTCATCCCAGAGCGTATCCCGCTAACCGTCATGAGTGCAGACCGTCCTGACCTCCGCCAGATTGGTTTCTCCATCTTCGAGAACCTCGGCTTCTTGGTCTTCAACCCGTCCGGCGTACAGCGTCTGACTGTAAGTGGTCGCTTCGCTTCCCCGAACGTAGGCGAGAACTAATCTAGGTGACTAGATAAGGTTAAAGGGACTGAGAGAAATCTCAGTCCCTTCGCTTTTTGGGTATTAGTATGGATATGCTGGGTATGCAGTGGAACCGACTTCGTCTTGACCCTCAGCAGGAGAACCTACCTCTTAATCTTAGGGTGTCTCATACGAAGTATCGGTTCGTGTGCTCCTGCGGTGGAACAAAAGAAATATCGTGGGCTTCTGTGCTGCGAGGGTTATCCAAGTCATGTGGTTGTCTGGTAAAAGAGAGTCGCCAGAATCGTATCCCCAGTATGGTGGGCAGGAAATTCGGACGGCTTCTAGTTATAACATTAGACCACCAACGTAACGAGGGGTCGTATAACGGTCAGTCATTCTGGCAGTGCTCTTGTGAATGTGGGGGCATGGCACTGGTATCCACTGCTCACTTGAATAGTGGACACACGTCTTCATGTGGTTGTTACATGAGAGAACAAGCCACACTCGCTAACTTCAAGGACATAGAAGGGCAGCGGTTCGGCGCTCTTACGACAACGACTGTACATGGAGTGGGTCAGGGGGGGAAGTACCAGTGGAATGTGACTTGTGATTGCGGGAACACGTCAGTGGTTTACGGCGACTCCCTCGTACAAGGACTGATTAAGTCCTGTGGATGTCACCGAATGGGTATGATGGCGAACTCTCCAGCCACCCATATTGCCGATTTCATTCGTAACGAATACCACGTTCCGGTAGAGATGGAAGTCCCTTTGTCCTCTTTGGTTCCCCAGTTTTCCAGACGACATACAGTGGATATCTACGTTCCTTCGGCCTCGTTAGCTATTGAGTACCATGGACTGATATGGCACTCGGAGAGATACCTTCAAGGGTCTAAAGACGCCGATAAGTTTCAGTGGTTACAACAGGGCGCAACCCGCCTTCTCCAGATTTATCAGGATGAGTGGAATGAGAAACCTGATGTAGTTAAGGCACTCGTACGTTCGATGATTCAACCCCGGAGTGGGAAGCGCATCAAGCCGGTTTTTGCTATCCATCATGAAACTCCATTTGAAGCTCGAACCTTTCTAGATGCGTACCATTACCTCGGAGCCGCATCCGGTGGCCTGACGGTGACTGCCCACCATGGTACCCAACTTGTGGGTGTATGGGTTTTTATGAAACGTGAAGAGGGTGTCATCCTGTGGCATCGGGCTAGTTGGAATCATGAATATAAAGCATGGAATCCTCATGAAAAGGCTCTTCATCTAGCTCTTCCTGAGCTACGCTCTATGGGATTCAAGCGAATGGTCACCTTTAGTGATAATCGGTTTCACACGGGTGGGCTCTATGGAAAGCTGGGGTTCACATTCGAAGAGGAGTTAAAGCCGGATTACTCGTACACCAACGGTTCAGTTCGTAAAAGCAAGTACGCTCTAAGGGTCAAGGCAGGCATGGATGAGAAATCCGAAGCGGAAGCCAAGGGATGGTATCGTATTTGGGATAGCGGGAAGAAACGCTTCTCACTGAATATTAATTAGGTATGACGACGAAAGAACAAATCATCAACTCATTTTTTGTGAGTATTATGTTACTGTAGGCTGTGGTTTTGGACGACCCCTAGTCTATGCATCATCGTTACCTCCTGCATAGGTGCCCAGTGGAAACTAAGCTCCACTGGGCACTTGTGTGTTTTGGAACAAGTATTCGGGGGAACATCGCGAAAAGCTGAAAGGTGCTGATTGTGGATTTGCCCATGGGTTACATCCCCTCAAATTCAGCGGCATTCCTGATCGGTGGGGAGTTGGGAACCATCAGGGGCGATTTCATGGCCCGTGCTGTCTTCGATTCGAGCGTTGTACCAGCGGGCCGAAGTAGCGCCGTCGCGCCATGCGGTAAGCCGGTCATACCTACAGCGTTATCGTCCGCAACCCTAACTCTTGGAGCGCATCGACCGGCATCCATGAGGAGCTTGCCAACTGCGGTCACAATCACAAGAGCTTTGCGACTGCCCAAGCCTGCTAATAGGGGTGGATTTCATGCTGGCCTCCGAAGCCGTTCTAGATTGAGGTTTGTTGCCCCTCTATGTTTCTAAGGGATTCCCGCACTCTTGTCAAGAGTTATTTCAAACTATTTTGCAGAAAGGGAATGAAGTCCCTTTTATAGACTACCAAGGTCTTATACAGAACTCAAGTTTAGGCGGCTTCGGATGTCCATAGCATACGTACAATCAAATTCAGTGGGGTTTGCTGGTAGAGGCTCTCGGTCGTTGACCTATCTAACCAACACCACGTTGGGTAACTTTTTAATAGCCTCGATGAGCGGAGGGGGCTCGTCCTGCTCTGACACTGCGGGTAACACATGGGTTGCTACCGGAACAGGACTCTGGTACTGCTCAAGATGTGTAGGCGGACCCACCACTGTAACCATCAGCGGCTCGGAGGGGGTACAGGCCATGACTGTAGGGGAGTTTTCCGGTGTCAATGCCTACGACACTGGAAGTCTAATATCGGGAGCCGGACCCGACGCCATATGGAAGAGTCCTCCTCTCACTACCAGCTACATCAGTGAGTTATGCATCGCAGTGGTATCCAACGGTTATGGCAACCTTGGTATAGATTCCCCCTTCACCACGTTGGGCTCGGGGGAGAACTACTTCAGGGTGGGTTACTACATAGCTCCAACATTTCAAACGGGGCTCATCTGTACTGGAAGTAACGGTAATGGAAACGGCAATAACCTATGGGGGTGCTCTCTAGATGGGTTCTATCAACTAGGAGTAACCGGGATTACAGTGCTAGACAGCATAACAGGAGCACCCTTCGTCCTAAGCATAGTGAACGGAGCCGTGGATGTTACCCCCTCCTGATAGGGGGTAGGGGGTTATAACCTACTTTTACCAATATTCCCCCCTTTTGTAGGTGTTGAATCATAATTGCCTACTTGAGTAAGGTATAAGGGGATACAAGATGCAGCGTAGTTACGTCGCAACTACCACCATTGATTTCATGGACTTCCACTTCTACGTCCGTCCGGGAGATGTGCTGGTGCATGACACGGGTAATCACAATCGACTCACCGTATACCGGAATGGTCAGATTGTGAAGGTGGTCAAACAGGAGCCGCTAGGCATCGGGGTCTTTCTTAAGAACAAGTTCATCGAACCTGTACTCGATACCCCCGCTGTGGCTCTTGTCCCTCCCCCAGCCCCCCAGTCTACCCCTGTCGTCGCAGAGACACCTGTAGCCGCGTCTGAGCCCAGCAAAGAGGACAAGGATCGCGAACTGAAGCGTCGTAAGGCTCATCCCATCGAGCTTTCCGCTGATGAGGTTCCCTACCGCTTGAAGCAAGTCCTCCTCGAACTCAAACCAAAACCGGTTGAAGAGCCGGTAGAAACTGAGAAGTAATTTTCTTGTCCCGCATTTCTAGAACCCTTTGGATTGAAGCTATTAGAAAGTGTGAGGGGAGATGCTGGTTCTGTGGTCGGGAAGCTAAGACCATAGACCATGCCACTCCCCGCTGCATGGGTGGACAGAACACCATCGACAACCTCCTCCCCGCCTGTGAGTGGTGTAATAACACAAAGGCTGACCAAAATATAAGGGGGTTTCGAAAATACCTGAGAGCCCTCGTCGTTCGTCGCCTCCTTTCTATGGGGTACGCTGGGGTACCTAACCTACACAGTAGGATTCAAGTTGTTTTCTACGGTGAGAACAACAGTAGCCCATTCGACTTCCGCAGTCTCTCTGACAATTGAACTACATGAATCTATCATGAGGGCTTACTAGGTCAATGGCTTCCTTTATCACCATCTCACTCGGCAACATCAGCTACCCGCAAACTAAAGTGGCGATTAGCGTACCCGAACTTGTGAGCCAGACGAATTCTTTTAGTATCAAGCGTCGTCCCGGCTGTACTCCCTCCCTGCTCGACTCGAACCCGAAGCAGTTGTTTCTTCGCTACAACGTTAAGTGCCGTGAGTCCTACTCAGACCCTGCCGGTCACGACGTGACGGTGAAGTTTGACGTGGACAAGGTGGAGGATACTCAGAACGCCAACGACCTTGATGTGAAGCTTAATTGTAGCTGCCCTGCCCATCTCTACTGGGGGGCTCAGTGGAACCTTCACCAGCGAGATGCCCTGCTGGGTGAGCCACGCCCGGAACTTACTGCTCCTACGAAGCGGCTTGACCTACGTAAGAATTTTGTTTTATGCGTAGCCCCCGGAACCCGCGTCCTGATGGGGGATGGTACTGAAAAACTGATTGAAAATGTACAGGTGGGGGATTGGGTTGTCACTCATAAAGGGCGTGCTCGTAAAGTTACTCATGTTTCTGGACGACCTGCACATGTTGGAGAGATAGCTCGGGAGGTTAGAGCTAAAGGGGCATCCGAACCCCTGATTGTATCTAAAGAGCACCCACTAGCTGTTGTGCGAGGAAATGAAACCTGCTTCTGTGGCTGTAAAGGTTCACTGCCCCTCGGTTATAGGGGGGTAAAGTGGGGGCGTAAGTTCTTGCCGGGTCACCACCGTAATCGTCCTTCTCGAAAACTCTCTGAGGAAGCAATAGCTGAGATACATTCAAGTATAGAAAATCAGTACACTCTGGCTGAGAGGTATGGGGTTAGTCAGGGCACTATATCCCGAGTGCAAAACCGGGTCGCCCATGTGGGCGATCCTGAAATTGAAGACTGCTCACAAGGCAAGTTGGGGTGGGTTGAATCGGATAAATTGGAGTTTCACGAGTACCTGTTTTTCCCAAAAATACAATGGGATGGAGGCACTGAAGTTGATTCCAACTTTGCTTCTTTGCTGGGGTATTATTTGGCAGAAGGTAGCCCAATATATAGAAAGGGAATCCCGAATAAGGTCAAGTCAGGCAGACCCACCACAAAAGGAGTGGTATGCGATATAAACGGGGTAACCTCTCGTGTATGGGGGGTAAACTTTACGATTAATCAGGACGAGGCCGAAACTCTTGGGCAGGATATCCAGTCCAAATTGTTTGGGGTTCTCGGGGCTGAAGCTGATATTCAAATTAAGTTTCGCAACTATGGGGGGAAAAAGTGGCTCAATGTCATTGTCAATGACGGTAAGTTTGCGGCTAAGATGATTCAATTGGCGGGGTGCGGCTCCCTTACGAAGCGCCTCGCTCCTGATGTGTTTAAGTGGAACACAGAGGCCATTCAAGCCCTTGTGTCATCTTACGCTTTGGGGGATGGGCATTTTGATGCTTCGGGGCAACAATATGTGTATTCAATCTCTCCTCATGTTGTATCCCAAATATCTACCATGCTGTATAGCATGGGTATTTGGCATGGGCGTCTCCACCAAGATTGGCGGGGTAAAAAGGAGGGGGTTAGAAAGAAAAACAGGTATTTCCGCCTTTACTGGAATTACAAACAGTACCCCCAGCTTCTTGATTTGATGAGGGGTAGGTTGCGTACTCATGTTATCGACCAGTTGAATACAGGTCTTCCTAACCAAGAAACCGATGTATGGCAAGATGGGTTTACTAGAGTGCTTCACTCAGCGAATGATGTTGATGCCCCGGAATATTTTCACGATTTGACCGTGGATGAAGATGAATCATTTATAGCTAATGGTGTGGTCGTACACAATTGCAAGCACGAAAAGGCTGTGCTGGAACGTATCCTACCCTCTGTGCAGCACAACATTCAGAACATTATCCGTGAGAATACGGTTAAACGGAACAAGGACAAACAACAGCCCACGGAGAAGTCGGAGAAACTGAAGAAGGAACAGGACGCGATGAAGAAGCGTCAGGAGATAAAGAAGCTCCGCGAGAAGAAAAACAAGAGCATCCAACAAAAGCTCATCGATGCCCTGCGTGAACAGGAAGAAGGTAAGAAGGCTCCCGAAGAGGAAGAAGTCCCCGGTGTTGTCGAACGTAATGAGAACGCGACAGAACCCTTGGTTGTGGACACGCCGAAGACTGAGGATGTGTCCAAGGAAGAGCCGGAGGGGGAAGACGACCTCAACGCTATGGTGGAGAACGAAGAACATAAGCTTGAGCAACAGGAGCACGACAAGATAAAGAAGGAACCCCACTTGCATAAGGGGCTCCCCTATGAGACTGAGGCTGAGAAGGCAGAGCATGGACACAACGTTCCAACGGACGACGACCTGTTGAGCACCATGCGTAAAACCAAAGAACAGGTTGAACAGAAGATGAAGAAACGCAAGCAGACTTCACTAGAGATGAAACTGCTGTCTATGTTGGTGGGGGATGACGATGTTTAGTTTTGAAACCAATACCCCCTACCCTGACCGCATCCAGTGGATTCTGAATGACTACCTCGGTCCATTTGTGCAGGAAGGACCTCTAGGGGAGTTCGACCCTCGCCGCGACCTTGAAGTGTATGTGGATGGGTACCTCACCCCGGTACGTACATTCGCGTTCGATGTCGAAAATAATAGGTACCTGCTCTATATGGACACTTCAATCAACCTACAGGGAGTGATTCAAGCCATACACCACATGCCCAGACCCTTCTTTATAGACTCAGGGGTGAGGGGGTTACCCAGCTTCGCTTTGATAGCAGGGTACAGTAGCGCAGGAGACGTAGGAACAAACCCCACCCCAACTGCAATCCTTAGAGCTATCCCTAACTCGGTCACAGCCCTTTACGTCCCCCTCACCCTTATCTGGGAGACCACGGGTATTGTTCAAATTAGAATAACGGCGACGGGGTATGACTCTGGGCTCATCGATACAGGGGGCGTTGGGAGTGTGTTCTTTCCAGAAGGAGTGTCTACAACAACTCTCTTTACGTTGGACGCCTATGACGTGGTGGGGCACCTCGCACTTACTACAACGGCTCAAGTTACGGTGCTTGTATTCACATTTGTGGATACCGTTACAGAGGGTGCCTATAACGTTGTAGTTGCAGATGGAGCAGTGACTGTCATCCCTGTTGTAGTGGCAGCAGGCGTGAGTGAGGTGATACTGATTGACTCGGTTACGAGCAGCTTGTACCAGCTTCAAGTCACGAGTGGTGCATTGGAGTTTATCCCAGTGCTGAGTGGAGTGGGGGTTCCCTACCTGCCGTTTACTGACATTGAAACCAATCTCCCCTATAAGCTTTATATCACCAATGGTGCCTTTGACCTCATCTCTTTGTAGTCAAAGATAAAAACAGACTACGAGATTCTTATATACAAGATGGAGGACAAATGAAGCGACTTTTGTTGGTAATATTGGCGATGGCTGTTGGACTGGGTGTAGCCGCCCCCACCCCCCTTTCCGCCCAAATTACACGTACGCTGGTAGTATATCTGGGGGCGTGGAGTGGCTCAATATCCTATAACGTCAACGACATGGTTACCTATGGTGGGTTGACTTACATCTCCAAGGTCGCCAATAACTCGGGGCACACTCCGGCATCTCTATCCTCCTATTGGGATGCACTGTCCTCCAATGCTCCAGTCGCAACTAACTCAACCCTTGGACTTATGAAGCCAGACGGAACTTCCTGCACGGTTTCAGCGGGAGTGCTCTCCTGTAGCGGGAGTGGGGGCAGTGGCTCGGTCGTAGGTCAAACCCCCAATTATGTAGGTCTGGCAACTAATGCTAACACTATTGGTGGTCCCTCACACATCAACGAAAGCACGGCGGGTATTACGCAGGTTACACAGACGCTGGGCACCTCGACTCAGAATCTCACAGCACCCAATGCGTCATTCTTCACTCAACCGGGGGCGATCTACGGAGGTCTGTCCGCTTTTGAGGAAAACTACACCTTGCAACCTCCACTCACAAATGGGACATCAGGTCATACATTTAATATGACCTCGTATGGACCTTACTCTTTATCGAATGGGCTATTAGCCGCAGAAGGAACGTCTGCCACCACGGTTCAAATTTATGACAATATGTCGGCGGCTTCGACAAAGCAGGCTTTGACTATCTGGCACTTTGCCCCTAGTGTAGGTGATACCGGAGGGATATATCTCTACAATGCATCGCAAGCTGGAAGGGCTTATTCCAGTGACGAAGGCAATGTCGCATTTCACGAATTGGGTGGTGAAGCAGTCCCCGACTCACCTACCGTTGGAACCTACTCAGCACCGAACATAACCTTCTCGGCACATAATTGTGGTGGACCCGGTATTCCTCAGCAGTGCTGGCCTTCGGCGGGATCACAGCTTGTGGAAACTACTGCACCAATTGTTACTACTCAGTTGCGAGGATATTCGACGGGATTCACTGCGTGGTCTGCACCATGCAATACAGCAGCCCTTTATTGGATGTACCAGATGGCGACTTCTGGTGGTCTTCCCACCACTTCAGTTGGTGGATGCGCAATTAACGTGAATCTGGAGCCTAACACAACGCCAGATGCTCCTGTGTCCACATCCATCGCCATGCAAGGAGGGTCAGGTACTTTTAGCATAGGAGACTCCGTTGCAGTAATTGGTAATCAGTTTCTTGAAGAGTCCAAAATCACAGGTGTATCCGGCTCGGCTCCGACTCAGACAATCACGTTGCCAATTACTCGTCCGAACGTCAGTGTCGTCGTCCTGAAAAGCCATCTTCACAACCTAACATCAGCAGCCGACCTTGCCTCGCCTTACAACTTGCGTACGGGGTACTGGGCGACAGATTCTCTTGATGGGACAAACCTTATCTATATGACTGAAGGTACTTCGTCGGTCAACCCATTTCAACTTCCGCAACAATACTCTGAACAAATGCAAGTGTCTCTACCTGCTACTACGTCATTTGTGTACAACTACACAAACACCTACGTGTTTGATGGTGTGAACGATCAGCAAAATATTACTACCTCATCTTGCACCTCTGGCAGCACTTTCCCAGCTTGGAATAGCTCTCTGAATGGACACACAACGTGGGGAACCTGTACCTTTGCCAACCGGGGAACAACGCCATCGAACGTCACCCTTTATCCTGCCGCAAGAATTGTGAAGTCTGGGTCAGGAACTCCTCCGTCTACTTTTCAGCTAGGACCTAACGGTGGGACGTGGTCAGCAGAGGTAGTCTCTGACACTAACTTCGATGAACAAGGCACCGCATTCATACAAGGGACAAATCGGTGCCTTACTGCTGGTGAAGCCGGATGCCAAGGGTTCTTTTTTCAGGAATCTGGTCTCGGAGCGACTGCTAGTAACGGTGGTGCTATTGATATCGAAAATGCAAACGATGAGAGTTTTTACCTAAACGCTGACGGTTCGCTAAAAGGAGCCGCTCCTCCAACCTTTATGAGTGCTGGAACTGAGGGATTTGGAGGATCGACATCTGGACTGTTTGGGTCCGACTTCATCAGTAATTTATCTCCATATGGTATTGCCTTTCAGTGGAACAACTGGGCTACCGGACAAACCAGTATGACGGAGTTCAAAGACCCTGCTGGAAATACAATCAGCAGCAACACAAGTGGCCAGTGGTTGTTTAACGGTAACTCGGCTTGCTTCTCAGGTGGAACATTTTGTAACAGTAGCTATCTCGATTATGGAGTGACGCAAGGTGGTGTGATTTCAGCGAACGCTCCATTTGCGCCGCTGGATGGTGTTTTCGGCAATAGCAGCACAGCCGGACATCTGCTTATGAGCGGAGAGTCTTTCGCCAGCATTGGTTCAACTTCAGACCGAATCGACTTGTACGCAAGCGGTTTTGGCTACCCTTCGGTAAATTCCTTTGCCGGTGGCGTCGCGCTAAGAGGCGAGAACGGACCCAATACCGGAATGGTCTGGATTGATAGTTACAACCCTTACAGCCTGTGGCCTGCCCACGTTGGCAACGTAGGGCTGAACTGGACGGCTGGAAATGCCGTTCCGTACCCACTGTCAGTGCATGGCATCGCAGGATTCGGATGCTCCGGGTCGAGCACCACTGTAGTTGGGACATGCCCGGCGCAGATCGATGCCAGTGGCGACGCAACGTTTGTAGCTCTCACGGCCACCGGTTCCCTCTCATCAGGGGTCTCTCCTCCTACGGGATGCTCTACAATCACGGGCGGGTGTTTAGGGCTGAACGAGGCTACGGGGTCAGGTACTCCGACGGTGGGTCAGTTCTATATGTATGTTCCAATTTCAACCGGAAAGGTAACGTGGGATGTGGGTGCGGCGGGTGAGACAAGCATATGGAGTCCTGCTCAGGGCGGCTCGGGGGTAGCTAACACAGCAACTCTCACACTCGGAACGAGCAACCAGAATTGGGCTACTCTGGCTACAGGTATCGTCAAGAACACGACTACGACCGGAGCAATCTCGGATGCGGTAGCGGCTGACGTGTACGGGTTGTGGTCTGGTTCCTGCTCATCGTCAACCTTCCTACGCGGCGACGGGGCTTGCGCTGCGGCAGGCGGTAGTGTAAGCAACCTATACACTAACGCAGGCTCCCTTGGAATTGGTCCAACTACATTTGTGCCAACAGATACTTTGGACATACAGGATACAACGTCTGGAACTGGGAACACCGCCGTACGAATTCTTTCTGGTCCCGGACAGTTGGGTGACCCTCTCGACATTAAGCTGCCTAACGGGTATTCCTTCCACTTCGACCTATATGGACACTTGGGTATACCGGGCGCAATCAACAATCTGGAAGGATTCCCAACGGTTGGCGTCGGGACATCAGCAGACCGTGCCGACACAGGTCAGATAGCTGCTACAGGTCCAATAGGCACAACTACCTTGTTCAACGATTCGCAGAACCAGAGTGGGCCATGGTATTACGGTTGTTCTCTTTGGGTTACCACAGCTTGGGCTGGTACAGCGACAGTTACCCTTGGGTATACAGACCCAGCCGGAAATGCGCAGTCCTACTCCTACCCGGCGCTAAACACGACGACAGGGCACCCGAACCTCAACGGATCACCGATTCAGGTATCCACCGTAGCAACGTTCGCGACTAATAACTTCACCTATGCTGTATCAACATCGGGTACTGTCGGTGGGTACACGGTGGACTGTACTCTTACACAGGCTAACTAAGAGGGGTATGGCATGGATGAACAGCAGAGCAGATTGCAGTTCAACAGCAGGTTACATTTCAACAAGCAGTGGGAGCGGTGGAAGTCGCGACACATTTCTCCTGTCGCCGATTCGCTCCCGGTAATTGCAGGGGAAGAAAAGATGCGTGCTTTCGCAGTCTTATTCTGGGACGCGGGTATTAATTGGAAGAAGGAGCACGACCAGTGAAGAATATTCGATTACTACTGTTCCTATTCTGCCTCCCCGCGATGGCTCAGACCATCGTATTCACCCCCCTCTACGTTATAGTAGGGGACACGAAGCTGAATAAGATAGTTCTACCACACGGGGCACATCATAAAATTGGTACCTGTGCTGACTCGGTAACGCTCACAGGGTCGCCTTCAACCTGTGCTACGGGAACGGGAACCTACGTGCAAATTAGGCAAACTGGTAATGAACAGAGAGTAAAAGTGGACGGTAAAACCATAATAATCCCCGCCGTTCAACACGGTCTTTCAGGAGTTCGGGTAACCAATGCTAAGTAAAAACCTAGTTCTATTTTTGGTTTTATTGTTTTCAGGGGCTCTTTTTGCCCAGACGACGATCACGATTCCCGTGGCGTCGGGCGGCGGTATCCAATCCGTCCTGCCAACAGGTCCAAATGGGCACGTCTTTGGCGTCAATCTTGACGATGGCGCGCTCTATCTCAACGGTCAGATGTCGGCAAATCTGCTGGCCGCTGCGGGTGGTTCTTTTAACCCGCAGATGTGGAACATGGCAACAACCTGCCTTTCGGGAACCACATCGACATGGGTTGACCAGAACCAGTACTCCCCACAGCCTGCGAACTTCTGGCAGGGAGCTACTTTTCAGGTTGTTTACGGCGCAGACACGGGTGAGACAGGAACGATCACGTCAAGCGACGCAGCCTCCGGGTCCAACGGGCAGACTCTCCATGGCACATGGGGAACAGGATGCTCGAACGGCGATTTGATGATCGTGCGGTGTACGTCGGCTCTCAGCACCTGCGCCGGTGGGTATACATCGACGGCGGCGAGTTCAGCGGGTTACTTTGGCTTGAGCAGCACAGCCAACGGCTCTTTCGAGACCACAGACCTGTCGCCATCTTCTACCGCCCCGCAGGCTCTCCATATGGTCGCGCCAAATACGCTGACCATGCAGGCCGATCAGCCTGCCCTTGGTAACGTGTGGATCAACCTGAATGGGTCGTATACGCTGAGCTTCCGTGCCAAGGGCACCACAGGAACCCCGACGATTTCGTATCAGGTAAACCGAATTGGCGGTACATATTTCACCACTGGGACAGTGACTCCCACAGTTAATGCAACTGCCGGAGCCGGGTGGACGAACTACACCGAGACCTTCACAGCGTCTGAGACAGGCTCTCAAGTAACCGAAGGAATCAACGTCCAACTCACGGTCGCCAGCGGCACAGTCATTGTGCAGGACGTGGCGCTCACCGAAGCACCCACCGGTGGCAACACAACACCGTTCCGCAACGCCGTCTACCAGCGGCTTCTAGCGTTGAAGCCGGGGATTCTACGTCTGATGACGGGAGGCATCTGGGGATGCACAGTCGAGAATGTCATGCTTCCCTACGAGTCGCGTGCGATGTGCGCAGCGAGTACTTTTGGTCAGTACGGCGGGATCATCGACATTGGATGGCCAGAGCAACTACAACTGGCGTCTGCAATTGGTGCTGACCCGTGGATAACATTCTCCGCCTACGCAACCCCTTATGACGTGCAGAGTCTTGAGGCATATCTGTCAGGCACGTGCGGCAATGGCAATGCTTACACTACTATCCGTTGCAACTCGGGGCAGATTACCCCATGGACTTCGGTTTTTAACCACATCTATCTGGAGATGGGTAATGAGATTTGGAATGGCCCGAACGGGCAGAACCTGTATGCGAATCAGGGCTTAGTCTACGGCACCCTTCTCGGCGAGAATACGGCGATTTTCAGGGATTCGTCCTTTTACAACTCAAAGATGAAGATGGTTGGTTCCGGCTTCGTGTTGGAGTCGAACGATAACGGCGGCTGGAACCAGAACGTCTTGACGCAAGCCGCCAGTTCGGGCTCTGCCCCCGATTACATTGACGGCGCTCCATATGTCTTCAACATCATGACCGACACCAGTTCCAATGCCAACATTTTTGGACCGATGTTCGCCGAGCTTTCAAACTATAATTCGGTGTCGTCTAATATTCCCGGCACAGGCTATACCTACTTCCTCCAGCACTATTCGCAATCAAACTTCGGCGTGCAGGGAGCGATCTACGAGACCAACCTCGGCACCCAATGCGGACTGGCTGGAGTCACCCAAGGCACCATCAACGGCGTGGTAGCTGGTATTGGTTCAGGCTTGGATGCAACGCTCAATATGTTGCTCGGCGTGCGCGATGCTGGTGTACTGGTACAGAACGCCTTTGCGTTGCCGGAAGACGCCAACGCCTTTTATACAGCGACCAGCGACACGGCGGGAGCCTGCGGTACCTCCAGTGCGCTCAAGTCTCCCTTGTGGGGTTTTAATCGCATCATGCCGGGGCCGACGAATGCAAGCGTGGTGGACAGGCCGTCTGGAATCGCGCTGAATATGGTCAACGCCGCCATGCTGCCGAATCTGCTTGCCGTCACGCAGACGGGAACCCCGACCTACAGTTCACCAGCGGCGCAGCCCAATCCCGGCTGGACGACGCTCACCTATCAGATTGTCGCCAATCCCACCGTGCCCTATGTCCAGGCATTCGGCTTTGGGGATGGGGCGGGGAACTACTCGCTGATCGTCTACAACGTGAATCTGACCAGCAGCGAGGCTGTGACGTTTGCAGGCGCTGCGGCTCCAACTGGCAGCGTGACCAAGACCGTGTTCACCAGCACGAACATCACGGATAACAATGAGAGTTCGACCATCTCCACAGGAACCCCTCCTATCGTCCAGCCGACGTCTACGACGGTGAGCAATCCCAGTGGCGACACGATTCCGCCCTTTGCCATGGTGACGTATCAGTGGTCTACAAGCGCAAGCGGACCGGCAACGATGTCGGGGATTTCAGCTTCTGGGGTGGTGATACGATGATTGGCCCTCCTCCCAAGACGATAATCCTGCTCGGCAAGGAGTATTTCCCCGCCGAACCTATGAAGCAGCAACTTAGAGACTTGCGGGCTGAGATTGCGCGGTTAGAATACGAAGTGAAGAGTTGGAAGTTGCAGGCGTTGGGGCCAACATAGTGAAGCCCCTGTCCAGTAATAGG